TTACACCAGCCACTCCCGGAGCGCCGCCTCGGGCTCCACCGTCTCGCCGCCGATCGCCGGCGCGATACCATCTCCCCACCACAGCAGGTTGAGATGCCAGCCGGGGAGCGGCGCCATGAGTGGTTCCACCCCGCCGTCCACACGGGTGTTTTCGTAGAGCAGACCGATCATGTCGATGTCGCAGCGGACGCCGCCCTCGTGGACGAGCGGCGGCACCGTCTCGGCGCCGGTCTCCGGATCGGTCGCAAGCCAGCCGGCGGTCTTGAGGGCGTCGAGGGCGGCGTCTTGATCGGCAAAGCGCAATCGGATGGTCTGCATGATCAGGCGCTCCATGCTCTGGCTTGGCCCTGGCAGCCGGCCGCCGACGGGCGGTCGGGGAGGCGCCAGGCAACGAGTTCGTCGATGTCGAGGATCTGGCCGTCGGCGAGGCTGGCGAAGGCACCTAGGAACATGCCGGTGCGAGACCTGTCGGGTACAATGGTATCACTGACCACTGCTGAGGCCGCGATCGATGCGCGACGGCCAGATGCGCCCCAACCTCCGCAAAAAGCAAGGTAACCTGGTAATATGCCATTGGCGACGATCAGCGCGGTGCTTATGCCCGCAAGTATGATTTGGTCTGTGGTACTGCCGTCTCGGATATAACTGCCCCCGGAAGATCCAAGAAATTGCTGTCCGGCTATTGCCGCCGGCACATTGCCCCGCCAAGCCCAGGCGGTTGCCGCTCCAGCGCCGGACCACAGCGGCGCCCTATCGGCCGGTCGGGTGACGGCGGCGCCCGAGGTGGGGATTTGGGAGCTTGCGGCCGGAGACATCTCCATTTGCGGTGCGGCAATGCGGATTGTGAAGTCGACAACCGCCCCGGCTATGGGCTCATACCGGATTGACGGCTGAACAAAGGCCGTCGAACCGTTATTGAGGGTCCGACTATAAGTAACCCTGGTCAGAGTGCTCCCGATCGATCCAAAGTCCGCACCGCTGGATACTAACAATGCGCCCGCGGAAGACCTCTCTATAACGCTGACGACCGGCGCTCCCCCAGCCGGCCATGTCCCTCCGATCAAGGCAATGTAGACCGAATGCGTCCATGTTTGCCCAGATAGCGCTGGAATCTGTACAGCGCCCTCTGTAGCCATTTGTATCGAGGTCGATGAAGTGGCCGTCCCGACCCAGCGGATATCCATGTAGGCCATGCCGGCGACGATACCGACTCCGACAATGGTCCGCACCAAGCCCGAAGTCCCACTAGCAGAGACGACCCAAGTGTTCGGTGGCGTCCCTGGCTCTCCGGTAACAGCGCCCAGCATGGTGCTGTTGCGGATGAAATTGGTTGCCTGCCCCTCGAGCCTGAGGCGTCGGCGTCCGGACGCATGGTCGTAGGCGAGCACATTGGCGGCGACTTGCTGGAGCGTGCCATCCTTGCCGATGACGTATTTGACGCCGCCCTGGCGCGAGATCAGCGCGCCGTCGCTCGCCGGCTTGCCGTCGAGCATCGAGCGGCCGGAGGCCGGCGACAGGATGGCTAGCGGCGCCACACCGTCGAGGCCGTGACGGGCGGCGAGCCACCACGGGCTTGAGCCAAGTGCGCATGTGCGCAAAAGAGGGTGCATGACCGCCTCCTTAGGCAGCTACGCCGGCGACCGTGCAGGCGATGTTGGCGGCGTTCGCGGGTGTGATCGCGCTGCGTGCCTCGATCAGGCCATAGACCTTCGTTGCCTCGCCGAGATCGAAATGGATATCCGGCAACGGCGCTCCTCTCCCCATGGCGCCGTCAGAGCCCCACACGTCCACCGTCATGTCGATGTAGCCGAGATAGCCGGTCGTGGTGACGAGGCCAGCGGCAGCCGCGAACACCTGCGCATTGTCGCCACCGGTGGTGATCGGGGCCTGAGACCAGAGATGCAGACGGAACGAAGAGCCCGCAACCAGCGCCGGCGTCGACGTCTTGAACATCGCGGCTCGGATGAGACCCTGCGACACTCCGAGGTCGAATTGCATCGGGGTCACAGCACCAGAAGCCGTCGAGTTGGCGATGAGGTCCGACACGGCGTAGGCGGTGGTGTCGGCTGGCCGGACGAAAGACGCCGCGGCGCGGAACACGTCACCCTTGACCGGGAGAGGCTTGTTCGCGCCGTAGGCGGCCGAGGTCTCCGGGTCGAGGAGCGCCACACCGATCGAAAGGGCGACAGGGGAAGAACTGGACATTCGGTGCTCCGATAGATCAGGATGAAGGTCAGGCGGACACTGTCAGAACCATGCCGTAGATGGTCGACCCTTCGGCCATTGGCCTCAGGGTGATCGTTGCTGGGGTGCCCGGGTCGCTATGGGTGGAGGCAAAGAGGAACCTACCAACCAAGGCGGCAACTGCGTCAGCCTCAACGTTGGAGAGGCTCTTGTCCGCCATGGACGAGAGCATCTGCTCCGTCTGGGACTTGGCTTGTTCGGCCCCAACGACAGCAGCGGCCATCGCCTGAGACGCGACCTTGACGACCCCAGCCGCTTTGACCGCGTCCTGAAGCACGCTTTTCGCGACAGCGAGGGCCGCCTGGCTCGCAGCGTCATCGTAAGCCATCGGAGTTCTCCGGAAGTGGGCGCGCCGTGGACGCTCAGGACCAAAGGGAGATCGTTGGAGCCGGCACAGTGGTCGGCCTGACGACTGGAATCTTCACGACCATGCCGGCCGGGAGGACAGGGCCCGCCTCCGCCAGCCGCGGGTTCGCCGCGAGGATCGCCTCGGTGTGGTTGGTGTTCTCGCCGTAGTAGCCGTAGGCGATATCGTCGACGGTATCCCCGTCGATGGTGGCATAGCGGACAATCCCGTCCGGGCCGGTCACATAGCGGCAGTTCATTCGGAGGCTCCGGAGTCGGGCACGTCGCAGGAGAGCGACGTGGTGTATGGGCCGGTCGCCGAGAAGGAGTGGGTGGCCGACTTGATGCGCCACTTCCCATCGACGTCAGCCCGGGCGCCCGAAACGACTGCAGTCGCCTCCGCGAGCGCGAACGGATCTCCGTCGATCTCGAAGGTAGCGCTGGCCTGAGCTCGTTTGAGGTCAGCGGCTTTAGCCTTGGCGGCGCGCTTGGCGACCGTCTCGTTCTCATAAGGCTCGCGGATGTTCCAGACCGGCCCATTCATACCAGTCGCTTCGGAGACCGTCTTTTTCTCGTTCTTGCGACGATCGTAATGGGAGGCGACGACGCTGGAATACTTCGGGCCATCGCTCCACGTGACCGAATAGTTGATCAGGTTCCCAGGCTGCTCAATGCTGATTGTCCCGAGACTTGCCCCGCTAACGCTTTGCCCCCCACCCTTCGGGACGGCGACAAGACGCTGTCCCTTTACCGAGATCGTAGCCCCGATTTTCCTGCTCACTCTTGTCAGGAATTGAACCAGATCCTCGTCGGCTATCGCCTCATAGAGGTTCTCGATCTGGGAGATAGCCGAGTGAATCGTGGGAGCCACCCCGGCTATGGATGCGACATGCTTGAGGATTGCCCCATAGGTGGGGAAATCGGCCGACTTGAAAGCAATCGTGTGCCGCTGCTTAGCGAGAGATTTCGCCGCTACCGACTTGGCCGAAATCTGAATATGCCGGGGCCAGCCTGCAAGGGTAACGGAGTCCACGGAGAACTGACCGAAATCGCGAAGCTGTCCCTCATATCCACCGATTGCCTGCAACACAGCGCCGGCCTTCGGTGTCGCCACCCGGCCGTCCAGATCGTCGATGTCGATCTCCAGCGTATCGGCCTTCACGCCCTCGTTGTCCGTCACCGTCATGCTGATGCCGAGGCCGGAGAGCTTGTCGGTGATGTCCTCACCGTTAGCCTTGATGTAGAAGACGGGGGTGCGCATCAAAAGCCAATCCCTATAGAGGCGGAAAGCCCGCTCGAGCTGATGGAGAGAGATGCGCTAAAGTTGACCGCCCCGAGCACGGCCGCCACGGCTATTCCACGGGGCGTCAGATCTTCGTCGAGCATCATGGTCAGGGTGGATGTCACGCATTGCGGCGAGCCGAAGGCATCCAGCATCGTCTGCTCATCTTCAACGCTGGTGGCGATCCACTTCCCGAAGATGTTCATCCCGGCGCCGTTGATGTGCACGAGCTGCAGCGACTCTTGGGCGTTTACCGCCTGTCGGATACCGGCCAACTGCGTGAGGCCGTTGCCATTGAGATGCTGCGGGAAAAACGTCGACGACAACGTGATGGTCTCGTCGCCCGGCCCGAGCCTGTGCAGTTTGGGACGGGCTCCAATAACCGGCTGCGAGCTGACTCGTGCCTGGATCGAGCGCCGTATGGTCTCGACCGAGTAATTCGGAACGGTGAACCGATAAGGCCCCCAACCCATAAGCATGGCTATTCTCCGTAAGGCGCCAACCCGCCCCACATCGTGGCTTGCGACCGTGCAACGATGTGATTGAGCTTCTGAAGGATCGTCATGGCGTCCTCCTCGGTTGCCTTACCGTGGAGGTGGAATGTGGCGTTGACGGTGACCCCGCCAAGCGCTCGGTTCGGCAGGATCGTCCCGCTCCGGCCGGGGATGAACGGCTCCGGTCCCTTCTCGCCCACCAGATACGTCTTCCCGGCCTGAACCGGACCACCAGCGGCTCGCGCCCCGCCGAACGAGTTGGTGTTGGCAGGAGTTTCCACCGAACCACCGACCCCGGACAGGGCTTTCCGAAGTTGCTCAGCCTTCTGGATCGCGGCATCGATCGACGACGTATCCACGCGAGGCGAATAGGTGTCGTCCAACTTCTCGAACAGCGAGAAAGCCCCGTTGACACGGAGCATAGGAGACGACGACGGCAGTGTGGGTGCCTTGGAGTCGCCCTTCGGTATAACCGGTGGGGCTGGATCGATAGCGCCCATCGCCTTCTCGGCGAGGTACTGATTGATATACTCCTGGTCGCGCGCGTCGGCCGCATCCAGGCTGAATGTCTTCCTCCACCACGGCTGGAACTTGTCTCTGGCGGCCTGAAGCGTCGCGTCTCCAAATTTCGCGCGAAGCGCCTTGGTCGCTGCGTCTGTCGATGACAGCGTCGCGTCTTCCTCTGGCGTAGAGGAACCGGCGATTGCCTGCAGACCAACCATCGGCGCCGCTAGGGAGAAGAGGCGCCCCAACGGAGCGAACATGGAGGACTTGGTGTTTGCACCACCAGAACCTGGCTTTCCTCCGGTTACACGCTCAAATAGACCATACATCGACTTCATGGCCATAAAGCCGCCGAAGAGGGCGACGCCGGCGCCCACGGCTTCGATCAAACGACGTGTACTGGTCGAAAGCGCGTTGAACTCGTCGACCAAGGCATTGGTCGCATTGATCGCTGGCCTGGTAGCAAATTCCCAGTCCTGACCGATCGTGGTGAGCGCCGTCTCCACAGTGCCCGTCAGCTTGGTGTAGTCGCCGTACAGTCCTGCGTTGGCGATCGTACCGATCTTGTTCGCTGTTCCCGGCTCAATATGCGACATCAGCTCGAGCAGTTGCTGGAACTGGTCCCATTTCTGGGCAAGGATCTGTGCACGCGCACCCTGTCGCTCAGTGAAAAAGGCGTTGAGCGCACCGGGGTTCGGGCTGCTCGACATGATGGCATTGAGCAGGCCGACTACATCTACGCTCTGCGCCGAGTATTTCCAGAAGTCGTCCACCGCTTTGGAAAGCGCTTTGGCGTCTGCGGCCGCCACCTTTCCCTTTGGGCCGGCAAACAGCGGGGAGAGGATATCGGACACCGCTGCGTTGAACTGGCCGGGGTCCGAAGCGATCGGCATCTCGTTGCCATTCTCGTCGGAGAAGACGCCATTTTCGAACAGGTCGGCGATGGCCTCGCGCATGTCGGCGGTGAGCCGCCTGCCGAACTTGGTCGAGATCGTGGTCTCGAGTCCCTTGACGCTCATCGCGTCGGGCATGGTGACGTACTTGTTGTAGTCGATGCCCATTGAAGCAAGCGCTGTCCGACCCTTGCTCGTCGGCGCGACCAGCTTGGCAGCGGCAGTGCGTGCAAACACGCCGGCCTCGTCGCCGCGGAGACCAGCCTGACGAAGCACCATACCAATCGCTGCTGCGTAGGTGTCGGGAAGACCGGCTGTCGTCGTCGCGGCGCCGCTATATTTCATGTACTGGGCGACGTCGTCGTTCGTCATGCCAGAGTTTTTTGCCATCTTCACAAGGAAGTCGACGAAGGTGGTCACCGCCTGGGCGTCGGTGAGGTTCACCCGCTTCGACAGTGCCGAGCCACGGATGGTTTCCGCCGCCTCGTCAAGCGACGTGCCCATGGCGAGCGCGTAGTCGGTGATCGGTCCCATAAGGTTGAGGATCTGGTCGGCATTGCGGATGCCAGACTGCAGCACGAGGGTTTGTGCCCTCACGACATCCACGTTCGAGAACCGGGTATCGCCGCCGATCTTCTTCGCCTGGGCATTCAGGCGCCCGATATCGGCCTCATTGATGTCTGGCTGACCAAGAGCGCGCTGGAAGGCGGTCGCTTCGTCGAAGTTTACCGCCTCGCTGAAGGCCCTCTGGGCAATAGTGCGGCCGCTATTCGCGGCAGCTCCGCCGATGATCATGCTCGCAGCATCTCGGGCTGGAGACCTGTATCCGGTCGTATCCCCGGCAGGAACGACCGACGGCCGTACCGGCTTCGGAACTGGCTTGCGCGCCTCGCGGTCCAGCCGCCGCATCTCGCGGATGGTCTGGGCGATCTGATTCCTGATCGCTTTCTGGGAAGCGCTGATCGCCTCACGGCCGTTGATGCCGTAGGTGCGCAGCGCCCTCTCGGCGGTGCGGACGGCCTGTCCCTGCTCCATGAACGACTTGCGCGTCTGCTGCAGGGCCGAGTGCGCATTGTCCAAGTCGCGCTTCATCTGCGCTGTTGGCTTGGTCGCCAGCTTGAACGCCGCCTCGAGCCGGGCGACGTTCGAGCTCGCCAACTTGAATTCCTGCGAAAGCTCCTTCAGGCCGCGGCGGCTTTCTGTGAAGGCCTTGATCGCACCGGACTTCGCCTTCAGGGACTCAAGCTGGCGGACCAGCTTCTGAATCTCTGGCGCCTTCCCTTTGCCGAAGGCGTTGATGGCCTTGTCGATAGCCGACATGGTCTTGACGACGCCCTGCCCCGGCTTGCTGAAAGCGTCAATGAGCTGCAGGCGCAGCGTCGCGGTGCGCGAGACCATGGGTCACCTACCAGTGTTGAGCTTCCTCCCAGAGACTAACAAGCTCCGGGAACGTCATGCCGAGGATGGTTTCGAAGCTAACGCCGCCGGCCGATGCTCCCATCACCTTGAAGGCGAGTTCCAGCCATCGGTCGATCGTCAGGGGGACGGATTGGTTCCATCCGCGGAGTCGGGCATGGACTCGCCGAAAAAACCCTCTTGAGCCGCGTCGACCTTCAGGCCGTCCTTGGTATCGAGAGCATTGTAGACCACAGCCGGAATGGACAACCACGGCAGGTCCACATCATCGTCGGCGCCGAGACCTCGCTCGGCGACAGCGTCCGCGCAGTCCCGTAGATACTGGCGCCACTGCGCCAACTGCGGGCGCCGGATGACGACCTCGCTGTAGACCACGCCGGCATAGGTCATCGGCCAGTCGAGCGGGACAGTAATCGCCCGCTGCTTGCCAGTGTCGACGAACTCCGGCGGTGCCGGCTTGGCGGCTTCAGCCGCCTTCCGCGCCTCGATAGCTTCGATTTCCTCGCGGCTTAGCGCCTTAATCACTCTGTCGTTCATCGATCACCTCAGTAGCCAAGAGCTGCGTTGACGTTGGCGAGTTGATCAACCCCGTAGACGATGCGCTTGGGAGGCCACGCCTGAATTTCGTGGATTACCTCGCCATCCGCCTCGTAGCGGAAGTAGCGGATGTTGTTGATCTTCCAGTTGAAGCCGACCTTCTCACCACGGTTCCACGCGTCGCGGCTGTCGCCGTTGGCCGAGCCTTCGACCACAACCACATGCGCCGCGATCGTCCCATCGTCGTCGGATTGAACAGCCCCACGGAACTGGAAGCTCTCGCGGTTGCCCGGTCCCTGCGCGCACAGGCGCTGGATCTTTGTGCTCTGGCCGGCCTGCTTGACGCTGATCTCCATCGCCTCAAGCGCCAACATCGGCATATCGACGGCGAGGTCCATGCCGCCCCCGCGATAGGTCTGCGTGGTGGGAACAGGGATCGGTAGGGTGAGTTCCTCGGTGTCCTCGCCGAAGTCCTCGCTATTGATATACATGGTGAAACCCTGAAGGATATCGCGCATCGGCGTCCTCTCCGTTGAAATGGATCAGGCCCCAGCCGGCAAGCCGGGGCTGGTCGATTAGCTGCTGACAGCCGCGGAGGTCAGGCGCTCGATCTCCTTCACGGCATTGGCCGCGAGGGTCTCGTAGTAGCCAGTGTTGCGGCTGAAGATGAACGTGATGCGTTCGATCGGCGCGGGCGCCTCGGCATCGTAGTTGATGTAGAGGTGGCCGCTGACCCAGGTCTCGGCGGTGTTCAACTTGGGATCGAGCCAGACGCGGCCGCCGAGGGTAGCACCGAGACCACTCCACCGCCGAAGCGCCCGGTTCACGGTCTCGGCGATGTCGACGAGGATCTGGAGGCCAAACGGCTTGTCGATGTAGGGCTCACACGCCAACTCGATCGAGTCGATGATCGTGTCGTGGGCGCGGCGAACCGACCAGAACTGCTTGATCGAGTCCGACGATGGCACACGCGAGCCCCAGAGCTTGAAACCACCCGAGGCTGCCCGAATGATGCATGCGATCTGGCTCTTGTTGAGTTTCTGCGATTCCACGGAGGAATCGTTGATCGAATGGTCGATCGCCCGACTGGTGCCGACGACACCCTGCACGACATGGTTCGAGGGAGAGACCCAGAACCCTTCTGTGTAGTCGACGTTGGCCTGAAGGCCCGCGACACGCGCCTCCGGCGGTTGGTTGACCACCTCGTTGTCCTTGAAGATCTTCACCATCGGCTCGACGATGAGCATCCGGTCGGTATCGTAGTCGTTGCGGTCGGCAACTGCGGCAGCGTAAGTAGTGGCCGGCGCCGCCTTGATCACGCCGGCTCGGAACTTCCTGGCAAGGACCAGGAGCTCGACGGCGACGGGGTTCGCCGCCGTGCCGATCGTAGCCGTGGCGGTCGCCTGCGTAGTCGCGCCGCCGCCAGTGAGTGTAACCGACGCGGCCGTGTAGCCGACGCCCGGGTTATCCAGCTTGATCGCAGTGACCTTGCCGGTGCTGCTGTTGATGATCGCGGTTGCCTTGGCGCCGTGACCGTCGCCAGTGATGACCACATCAGGAGCGGAAGTGTAGCCGGCGCCCCCCGCACCGCCGACCGCGATGGACGCAATGCCGGTAGACGGACGCTGCGAGGTGAAGCCCGGCGCAATGAGCAGCTTCGGCTTCAAGTTCAGCGTGGTCGGGGCGTCGAGCAGCGCGTACATGCCCGTGCGCGTCGCCTGGTCGCCGATGATGTTGCCCATCGTCTCCCAGACGTTGCTGCCCTCCTCGACGCGGACCAGCACGACCGTTTGAGACACCCTCGACGACTGGTCGAAAATGCCGTCCAGCGCATCGTAGAGCGTCCCGGTTTCGCCGAGAGTCGTACGATCCGCACTCGAACCGAGAACGGCGATGGCGGTGTCGAGCGGCCAATCGGTTTCGTTGGCGTCCGGAGCGGTCCCGATCAGGGCAATCACGCCGGTGTCGATAGTGGTCGAGGCGCGGGGGCTACTGTCCTCCTCGGTGGTCTCGATACCATGGAGGTAGATGTCGGTCGCCATGCCTATGTCTCCTGAGCGGGCATGAAAAAACCCGCGCGAGGCGGGTGTCGGTTGTTCGGGGTGTCGAGCCGCTGTGCCGGTCAAGCGTCCCAGTCGATGTCGGTCGCGTTGCTGATCGCCTCGGCGGTCTCGGCTGCGTCGATCGCCGCCTTGGCAGCGAGGCGCTTGCGCTCGATTTCGGCGCTCTTGACCTGCCATGCGGCATGCATGGCGACCACCGTCTGGGCGACAGCCTCGGCCGTCGGGCCGGTGATGCCGATCTCCGCGTAGATGTGCGGGCACTCGGCGGCGGTAAGGTCGGTGTCGGCGAGGTAGGCTTGAGCCTCCGCGCGCTTCTGGGTGTAGGCCATCGCCTGCCCGGCGCCCGGCGTGATGTAGGTAAGCCGGTAAGCCTCGGCCGCCGCGTCGACGGCGGCCTTGGCGGCGGCGCGGAGGTCATTGATCGGCACTGACAGTCCGGCCGGTGGTGCCCATGTGTCGCCATCAACCGTCCACCCGATACCGGCGTCCGCAGGCCCTGAGACTGCGCCGAAGACAGCAGGGTCGGCATCGTCGTTCAGAACGATACAGTTCACGACGAGGCCATTTTCCACAACGTGTGCTGTTTTCATGCGCCATACTCCATCACGATGACTATACCTGCCGCGCTATTCCCCGGATTAGCATATCCTTGTCCACCCGATCCGGGGGCGCCGACCGCACTAAGACTTCCGCCACCGCCCCAGAAGGACGACCCGCCTGGAAACCTCATGCCTGCCGTGACAGCATCCGGAGCACTTCCGCCCCTAATAGCGATGTTAGCGCCGGTTGTTACGCTACCTCCGGCAGGCCCATTGAGCGGTGGATTAGTGAGTTGATTGCCCTTAAGGCCACCAGCTGCTGTAACGAGCGAGCCGAAACTAGAAGTACCGCCATCGGCAGCATTCGCTCCGGCAGCGCCCACAGTGACTACGGTAGTAACAGGATCTTCAATTAAGGCTATCGCAGTAGCAGCACCGCTACCGCCAGTCATAGTGCCGCCACTTCCTGTATAGTATCCGCCACCTCCGCCACCTGTAACAAACACAAGCGCTCGCTTCGTTCCCGGCGTTGGCGTGTAGGTGCCAGATGCAGTAAACACGCGGATAGCTGCGGTACTGCCGGCGAGGGCCGCTGCAATCGCGGCATGCACGCCAGCCGAGTGTGCCGGCTTGGTGTCGTCGGCGCCGGCGATGGTATCAGCAGTGCTCGCCATGACCAGCCGTATCAGACGATCGGCAGAGAGATCGGCCTCGGCTGGCGTCACCTCCGTGCCTGCAACGCCGTCGATCGACAGTGCAGGGCCGACTTTGAGCTTGGTCGCCTTGTTGGCCTTGGTGGCGATGGTGGTGAGCAGTCCGGCGATGGCATTGTTGTCGCCGGCGAGCTTCGCGGCGATTTCGACCAGCGTGTCGTAGGCTTCCGGGACGTCGCCCTTTAGCGCGGCGATCGCAGAGTCCACATAGATGGTGCTGGCCTTGAGCGCGAGCGCTGCCGACAGGCCGCTGACCTGCGACATGCCGATACCGCCTGACACAATGGTCGCGATGGCGTCCTCCGCCAGGGCAACGTCGGCCTTGAGCTGGGCGATGACGGCCGTCAGACTGGTGATCTGAGGCCCCACGTTGGCTTGGATCACCGCCAACGCTTGGCCGGTGCCTTCGGCGATCAGTGCTTCCCAGTCGCCCTTGATTGCCTCGAGCGCCCGGATGCGGGCGCCGACGGAGGTCAGCGTCGCATCCCAGACATCACGGTTAAGCAGCATGTTGGGCCGCGAGGCGTAGTCGTCGTCAGGCGACGGCGGTAGCGCTGAGGACGACATCGGGCGTCTCCGTGATCAGGGCCTTGAGAAGGTCGCCGCGCAGCGTGATGTCGCCGCGCGGCCGGAGCTTGATGCCGGCCACCGTCGCCGGCCGGGCGATCTCGATCCGGTAGCTTGTCTCCGGGTCGATGGTGGCGATGTCGATGGTGCTGGTCTGGTCGGTCATGTCACCCTCGGAAAGATCACATCGCGAACATGGCGATGTTGTCGATAAACGGCAGATCGGTCAGCTCGGACGAGGTCATGTCGAACCGCGCCCGCGCCGATGTGGTCGAAGGGACGGTGAAGGTGGCCGAGATCATCCTCTTCTTGGAGCTGACGAGGTCCGGCGTCACGATGGTTGCAACCGGCGTGTAGACGGTGGCGCCGATCACCAGCTTCGGCGCCGCCGTGTGCTTGGCCGGATCGAACTGGTCGATGACCGCGTCCAGCCGGATCGACGTGGTCGAGACGCCGAAGGCATGGTCGACGCTGATCGCCATCATGTCGCCGCGCGGCCGGAAAGTCAGGATGCGGGCAGAGGCGTCCATGACGATCGCCGGCTGCAGGTCGGTCGTACCCGCGAACACGGCCCGCAGCCGCGTCAGCGCCGGCAGGCCGGTCAGCCAGGTCGTGTCGACGGCGTTCTCGACGGTGAGCGGCAGCCAGTCGTCGCTGTCGCTCGGCTTGATCTCCCAGGTCAGCGACGTGCCGCCCGGCGCCCATCCTGCGTGGAGGAGGCGGATGTCCGTCATGCCGTTTTCGAGCGTGGCGGGCGACATCTCGACGACGGTACGGGTGCCCCCGAACTTGGCACCGTAAAGCCGCATCGCGAAATCCACCTCAGCGTCGCCTTGCGCCCATGCGCCATCGGTGACGTAGAATAGCGATCCCTGGGCGTACTTGTTGCCGGACACCGTCTCCAGGGCATGATTGCCGGTGGTCACCACGAACCAGGCGTAACGCTGGCCGCTCTCCAGCAGGGTCGGTGCGATATCGACCTTATTCCAGCCGGTGAGGAGATCGCCGGCCGCAACCGTGGTCGAAGCGATCACGGCGTCGAACTGCGGCTGGCCGGAGCTATTGCACTGGCAGACCATCAGATGCACGTCGCCAGCCGAACCGACGCGGATCGCGCTGAAGCCGATGGCGGTCAGCACCATCGGCTGCGCGCACAGCCAGGTCTGGCCGTAGACCGAGCCATTGAGGCCCATCGTCTCGGTCACGTAGTCCCAATAGGTCTCCTCGACCGTGCGCACCGTTACATTCTGGAACGCGTAATACTTGTGGCCGGCCGAGCCGATCCATGTGCGCGTCACCTGGAACGTCTCGCCGTCCCGCGTGAACAGCTCACCGACGTCGTATCCCGCGAGGAAGCCCCAGCCGGCCGCGTTGGAACAGACGGTGGAGGTCGCGCCGTATTCGGTCACGGTGCGCGACAAAGTCCGTCGCGTGGCCGTCGTCACCGTGTGGACGAGCTGCGAGATGTTCTTGCTGCCGCCATCACCGGCCACCTCGAGGCGGACAACCTCCTCCCACGCGGGCAGGATCAGGCTGCCGGAGGCGCGGATGGCGCTCGACGAGGCGTCGAGTAGTGACAGTTGCATATCGCGCTCGGCGGCCCACGGGAAGCGAACGCCTTCGCGGACGCGGGCAAGCCAGGAGGCGTGCGCCTTGTCCCACTCGTCCTGGAGCAGGCCATTGTCGTACCAGTAGGCCCGCGCCTCGTCCGGCATGGCGATCTCGCGCCGGATCTGCGCAAGGTCGCGCTGCATCTGCCGGACCACGATCGGGTTCGGAATGTCGTTGAGCCGCACGGCGATGTTGGCGATGTCGGTCTCGATCGACGAGACCCGCTTGACAGCGGCGGTCACGTCGCCCTCGACGACGGTCAACCGGCCCTCGATCTCGGACAGCGTCTTGACGCGCGAGCCGTGGTCCATCTCGACGGCGACGATGCCGGTGGTCGCCAACTCGACAAAGGCGAGGCAGCACTCGGTGGCCGCCACCGTCGGCTTGATCGGCGTCGGCGAACTGAGGCCCTGCTGGATCACCACCTCGATCGAGCGCTTGCTGGTCTTGGGCACGGCCTGCTGGACGGTCTCGCCGGTGTCGGCGTCGGTCTCGACGAGGCGCTGAGCCGTCTCGGTGTCCTCGACGCCGCGCAGCAGCAGCGCGACATAGCGGCGGTCGCCGGTGACCAAAGGCAGGTGGGTCTGCAGATTGACCGTGATCGCGCTGTCGTTGCCATAGACCTTCTCGGCCACGAACAGGTAGCCGGGGCTAAGCGAAAGGCCGACGGCCGAGGTCTGGGCAATAGCGATGCCGGCCCAGTGGTGGGCATAGTCGATGGCGCCGCCGACGATCGCCTCGCCGCCCTCGCGGGCATACTGGCTGATCGCCCCGAAATCGCCGGGCTCCGCCACTTCGGCTTCCGAAAATTCGACCGTCTTGAGCATGCTGAGCCTCAGAGTTTGGAGCGGTTGACGTAGGCGCCGAGCTTGTAGGTGCCGTCGAGCGGCGGCGCGTCGTCGATCGACAGCGGACGCCGGTGTCCGAAATCCACCCGCACCTCGGTCTCCGCCGCCTTGGAGGCGCGCAGGGCGGCGAGGCAGCGGACGAACGGCTCCCGGCTCGGCGTCCGCAGCCGGGCGCTGCCGAGGACAGCACGCGACAGCACCAGCGAGCGGGGCGGGCGATGGGTGACGATGCGCACCAGGTAGCGAGCCAGGAATGGCGCGTGGCCAACCGGCGTCCGGCCGATCCGTGCGCGGCCGAAGGCGAAGCGGGCCGGATAGGCGATGGCGTCGACCAGTTCGGCGTCGACGTAGGAGAGGTAGCGCACGGCGCCGTCGCGGACGCCGACCAGCCAGCAGTCGGTGAGCGACGCGGAAATGACCTGACGCTTGCGCGGCACCGACCAATCCGAGAACCACAACCGGACGCCGTCATGGACGGCCAGGAACGGCAGGAGATTGGCCGGCGCCGTCGCCGGGTCCAGCGCCTCGCGGAGCGGCACGGGCAGCTCATCCGTCATCGCCTTGGCGAGGGCAATGACATACGGCGCGGCCGAGGCCGGCAGCAGGTCGGCGGCGGTGGTCATGCCGACACCTCGACGGTAAGGGTGATCTGGCCCGGAATGGGAATGGTGTAGGGATCGGCGGCGATGTCGGCCGCCGGCGCCGTCAGGTCGACGCGGGTCACCGACGTGCCGTAGGCCGCGCCGGCGAGCGCCGACACCGGCACCTCGGCGCCGATCAGCATGCGTGCCACGCCGGCGGCGCGGATTCGCGCTACGGCCTCGGTTCGCACCGCCTCGGCGTCGGGACCGGCCGGTACGATCACCCGGCCGACGACGGCGTAGACCATGCGCGTCGCCCTGAGGATGGAGACGGACGTCGCCTCGGGCTTGACCGACGTCGACGTACAGGCGGCGCGCACCGCCGCCAGCTCCTCGGTGGTGGCGTCGCGGCCGTCTGGTCCGGCGATGACGATGTCCGAGTCGCCCTTGCGACCATGTATGGATCGGCCGACGACCCGGCCGGTCAGCATCGCCGGCCAAGCGGTCATTGCCTCGTAGAGGTACCGGTCGGGCGAGCCGGCGGCCGGCCGCGAAAACGCCAGCAGGTAGCGCTGCAGCAGCCTGCTGTCGCTCTCCATCACGGCCTCGGTAGCTTCCGTGGCGGCGACGATGGTCAGGCGTTCGATGCCTATCCGAGCGACGATATTGTCGAGATCTGCGCCGGCGGCGAGCGGGGCCAGCAGTGCCCGGATCACGTCGTTGACGTGCTGCCGGTCGAGCAGGCGCAGATAGGACCAGGCCTCCGAGACGATAACGGTTGGGTCGGTCTCAAGGGCGGCCACATTCCATTCCGGCAACGTGGAATCGCTGGAGCGAGCGGCGGCCCAAGCCTCAGCAAAGCGATCGAGGAACGCTGCCTGGAACACCTCGAAATTGAGCGTCTCGAGGATGGTCGGCGACGGCAGGCGAGAAATATCGATTGCCATTATGGCTCAGGCCTCTATCCGGTTGGGAAGGTGACCAGAGAGCCGGGATGGCTTAGCTCGACGCGGCCTCTGCGATCGTGTAGGCGATTTGTGCGGCGACTGGATTGCTGTAGTCGCCGAGGTGGCCGTTCTCAAAGAACACGCCTGAGAGAAGGACGGTCACCCCGCCCGGCTCGCTCGCGTCGAGTTTAGCTCGGAGCAGGACAAATCCCGGCTCGCCATACTGATGACCCTCGACTTCGCGCGGTTCCAGTGCTTCGGCGGTGCCAACATAGATGTCGAGGATCGTCTCTTGGTTTTGCGGACGGTCGACAAGCCGGGGAAGGATGCAGCCGAAACCACGCCGCTGCACTCGTTCCCGCAGTTCCGTGTCCAGAATGGTCTTGATGCTCTGCACGCAATGCGCCCATCCCATCAACACTCGCCCCGTCCGCGCGTCAATTCCGACGCGGGCCATCAGGTGTCTTCTTTCTTCGGCGCCGGCGACGCTTTGTCTTTTGTCGGCGGCGTGCTGGTGATCTGTCCGGTGAGGAGCGGATACTTGGCACGGGCCTCCGACAGCGCACCGATCTTTTCACCGAGCAGACGATACCGTCCCTCGATGAAGCCTTCAGCAGCTGCGTAGTAGATCGTCGTGTCCATCGTAATCTCCAGGTCAATCGACATGCATCCCACCATTCGTGTGGGAGCTGCCGACGTTCTTGCCGTTGTTGGTCATGGAGCCTTCGGAATTGAAGTCTCCCTTCAGGTCCACGTCGCCCTCGAAGACGATCCTCGCCTTGACGGTCAGCGTCCCGGTCTCGATGTCGTAGGTCGTGGCGGTTCCGAAGATCTTGGTGCCGCCGATGATCCGACCGAACCCGTTCCCGTCGCTCGACGGGTGGGTTGCGTCATCGGTATATCCGCCCGGTAAGAGCACTGCCCTGCCGACGTTTCCACCGGGTGAGACCAGCAGCATGCGCTGACCGGCCTTCGGGGGCTCCCAATCCACGACGGTTCCGGCTTGGGTAACCCACGGCACTTCCACGGATTCGAGCCCTTGGGCCTCGACGACGGCGACCTTCTTCTCCGTGTCCACCGTGAGCACGCGAGCCTCGCGGACCAAGTTGTTCTGCCCGACGCTCAGGATCTCGATGGCGCGCTCAAGAAGCTCAATACGCTCGAGCAGGCCAGCGAACACCAAGGAGGCGGCGTTCATTGCTCAACTCCCGCATCGTCGAGTATCTCGACGTCGCCCGGCAGGTTCCCAGATGGCGCGATGGATCGGCCGACGATGGTGGCGACCTGCGACGACCAGCCGATGGACTGCATCAGGCGGGCGTTGTCGCTGAGGTTGGCCGGGGCAGTCATCATTGCCCGGATGTCGTCGACACGGTTGGCGTAGTCCTTGCTCGTTTCGAGCCTAGTCAGAAAGGCACTGATCGGCGGCGGAATCTTCCCGGAGGCGAGGTCTCGAACCGCCTTGGTCTCAATGGTGATCTGCCGGGCAGCAAGCCTCTGCGCGCCCTCCCAGGAGGCGCCACGGCGGCTCACCACGCTTTCATATGCCGGACACAGGAAGGAGAAGAGATCGGAGGCTACGTTGCCCGCGGCAAGCGCCCGGAACACTTGCGCCTCGAAGATGTCCAGAGACGACTCGAGTTCGGAGTCGGTGAGTGGATACCTCGCTTCGTAGATCGGCGGGGCGCTCGCCGGCGTTCCCCTCGGCGGCTTCTGGCGCTGGAACTGAACGACGGTCAGTTCGATGGTGACCGTCATCAACCGCGGCTTCGTGGTGCCGCCGGAGTAGTTCCAGTGGTCCTTGTCGTAGTCGGTGTAGATCGCGCACATCGGGTAGACGATGTCTTCCTTCGAATCCTCGATCGGTTCGATCTTGGAGTCGTAGATGTGCTCCCCAGCCATTGTAGGATACGGGGCCTCTCCGAAATTGCTGAGTGCACAAACACCCGCGATGCGGGCCAGCAGTCGGGTCATGCTCATGACTGGATCCCCTGCTGGAGCAACTTGAGGACGATGCGTGACAGGCCGTCGGGCTCCGAAGTGACGACGTCGAAATCAGGAAGGTCGTCGCTGTCCGGAAAGGAAACGACGTCCCCCTGCTTCGGAATCCATCCAGCCGAGAAATACCTACGGTCGACGGATATCTGCGGATCACGACCAATCTGGTTGGTCCGGAGGTCATTGCCCTCGCGGTAGCTCTTTCGGACGCCGAGTTGCAGGCCGAACTCCACCGACAGGGAATCGAAGATTCCGTCGCCGTCGACTGGCGCCCTCTCCGGGTCTTCGGATGGTCGGCCATTCGGTGTCCGCTTCATCGGCGTCAATATGAAGCGGATCTTGTTCACACGGTCGACCGCCCGGCTCGCCAGGCGGTCCAGACGGTCGAACATGGACATGTCATCCCCCGGTCTTCTTGCCGGCCGGTTCCCTGACCGACGCCTTAAGCGACGCCATCGCGTCGGGGTCGATGATCTGGCCGGCCGCCAGCAGTTCCTTCGCCCGGTCAAGACCGAGGTTGATGACCTGACCAGCCTTGCGGTAGTCCCCCTCGATGAAGGTGTCGATCGCGATGTTGTAGGACTTCATAGCCTAACTCCCGCTGATCAGAACGAGGCGTTCAGGCGAACGCGACCGACGCCGCTCGGATTGGCGGCCACCGCGGCGGCAATGCCAACCTTGGTATTGCTAGCCGCGCTCGTGGTCATGAGACCGGCCGCGGTGGCGTAGACCGGCGCCCCCTCCGTCCAGGCCTCGGCCGAGTTTTTCGTCAGGTCGAACACGCCGCCGGATACGTCGAGATCGAACTTCTCGCCCTCGGCCGCACTCCCGCAAGCAACGCCGAAGGCCGAGCCGATGAAATAGAAGTTGCCGCCGATAACCCCGCCGGTGGGCGCCGTGAACGTGAGGGTCTTGCCCGGCTGAATGAAGTTCTTCATTGGGATCTCCGAAAAAGAAAGGCGCCGGTGTCACCCGGCGCCGCTGATGTCCTTGGCCCGCTCTATCGATCAGGCGCCGGGGTTCTTCACGCCGAAGCGATAGTCGGTCAGGCCGCCGCCGAAGTAGTGATCCAGCCGGTATTCGATGCCGTCGTAATCGAAGCCGACGCGCTCCATGGAACGCGGGGTTTCGTAGCCGGCAAGATAGGCATACTGCAGGCCGCGGCCCATGGTTGCACTCTGGTCGGCGAACAGGAACCAGGCCTTGTCCGACATCTTGTCGATGCGATGCTCGTAGACGGGCTGCAGCGACTTGATGGCCTGCGGGACGATCTGATCCACGGTCTGGGGCGTCGTGGTGCCATAGACGATCTGCTGGGCGGCCACTTCATACTCGGTACCGGTGAACAGGTAGCGCGGCTCCATGTCGATGCGACCACCATCAAGGTCGGTCTGCTTGCGGAACAACAGGCGGGCGGCCTTGAGGTTGACAACATCGAGCGCCGTGCCAGCGGCAATCAGGTTCTTGTGGTCGGGGTGGAACAGGCCCTTGCCGTCCTTCAGCTTGTCGTTGTTGAGGAGGATGCCCCAGACGACGTCGCCTTCGAGCTTGGCAACCTTACCGCCCCAGCCGGAGATCAGGCGGCCGAAGGCATTCAGCTGATCGTTGATGATCATCGCTTCGGTCAGGCCGATCACCTTGCCGTAGTGAGCAATGGCGAAGCCTTCCGTGCTTTCCTTCGCCGTGCCGCGCTTGTACTCGCCCGACTCGGTCAGCTTCTCAAGATCCGGCGCGTCGCCCATCTCGAGAACCTTCACTTCGCGGGTATCCGGGACCACGTTGCGGGTGGCGATCAGCGAGAAGGTGTTGGCGTGCCCGCGATAGCCAGCCAGAAGAAGCTGGCGAGAAATTTCGCCGAGGATCAGCGGGAAGTCGGTGGTGGAGTGAAGCGCCCGCCGAACGATGTCGATACTGCCACCGCGAACGGGCATGCCGTTCTGAGCCAGAACCTCGCGCGCCACATCGAGCAGCGGCATCTCGCGATACTGGCGGGCACCATCTTCCAGCTTCAGGTCGTTGACCAAGCCGGAGCGATGCATGACCGCGTTGGTCATCAGCCGGCGGAAGGTTTCCTGCGCGTCCATGCCGCCGGTCTCCACGTGGGGGAAGGTCGGCGTACGGCTCTGCCGCTCGACCAGCTTGTCGAACATGGCGGCGCGGAAGGCGTCGACCGTGGTGCCGCCGTCGACGGCCGTGTCGATCACCGACTGCTCCAGGCCGGCCCGCTTGCCGAGAGAGCGGATTTCCGTCACGCGGCCGGCTTCGACCTTGCGGGCCTCATCAACGATCTTCTGCACGTCGGCGGTGGTCAGTGGAGCGGGATTACCGGCGGCGGCGCGGCGCTGTTCCTCGTTCCGGCGCGCTTCCTCGGCGGCCCGCGTCTCGCGTTCCGCATCGGCGGCGACGCGACCGGCAGCCTCGTCCTCGGCGTCGTAGACCTTGGTCAGGCGCTCGCGGAGCTGGTCGTCGCTCTCGTTGTCCTGGCGGGTCAGGCCTGCGCCGAGGGCAAGAGCATCGAGCTGGGTACCGTTGAAGGTCTTGGCGGCGTCACGCTTCTTCATGGGAAAAATCTCCTCGCCCTTGGGCTCGTTCTCGACGGCGCCGCGGGTCTCGATTTCAACTTCGTAGGCTTCTTGCGGCTCAGACCGCGAGTGCGCGCCGGCGTCGGCCGGGATGGGAACCGCGGACAGCTCCATCGGCTCCCAGTCGATCGCCCGGTAGGTGGGCATCTGCCCTTCCTCGCCGGTCGACTTTTCATACTTGTGGACCCGGTACCCGACAGAGATCGGGACGGGAATCTCGTCTTTGAGATCCTGAAAGATCTGCTCGCCGAGCGCGTTCCGCGAGAGCTTGACGGTGGCGGAAGCCTCGCCGTGTTCGATCCTGACGGACCCCCGGACCACCGCACCGAGGCGGGAGGCCATCGAATATCCGTCGTGGGTGTCCAGCAGGGACATACCGCTCTGAAACCGACCGAGGCGGATGGCCTTCGGGTCCATGGAGAGCTCCTCCATGTACCAGCCGTCCTTGCCCCAATCGTACCGTTTCACCTTCGCGCCGGTGGACCAGATCACCTCGACGGTGCGTTCAGCCTCGTTGAAGGTGCCGGCGCGGACCATGACGGCACTACGACCGAGATCCACCCGCATCTTTCGATTTGTCATTGCTTGTCCCGCCTTGCGATGTGGATTGACTTTGCAGTTGGCCGTTCTTGGAGACGTGTGGGACCTGGTAGTCGAAGAGCAGCTTGACCTTCGACTTGGCGATCATGTCGAACCACTCGACGAACTCGTTGAAGACCGTCTGCGGCGCGCGGCCCGTCTTGGAGATCACTTCCTGAGGCGAGCGCTTGCCGATGCGCATCTCGAGTTCATCGGCTTGGGCGTCTTCGTAGCGGCTGAGCGACTCCATTTCCGGCGGCGTCCACTCGGCGCCGACCTTCAGGTCCCTCGGAATCTTGCCGGCCAACTTGGCGGAGTCGATGAACCAGTCCCAAATGTGCTGGAGCGCCTGGGGGATCATGTAGTGCCACTGCACATGCTCGACGAAGATCTTGTATGCGAGCAGTCCCAACTTGCCGGATGCAAAATTGGATTGGCTGAAGTCGCCCGTCAGAAGCTCGTAGGGTATGCGCGCGCCGGCGGCGATCACCCGATGCCGGACGCGGATGTAGGTTTCGATGCCGGCCGTCGCCGCCGGCGTGTTGAACCGGATATCCTTGCCGCCATGAGCGACAACGAACATGCCCGGCTCCATCCGCTGGACGGGATTGCCATTCGGATCACGGAGGGCGAGGTCAGATCCACCGACGGCCTGATTGTTCGGGTCGTAATCCGGCGTGCCGGGGATCACGACGCCGACAAGACAGGACTCGGCCTTCTTGCGCACATTCTCTGCAAACTCGTAGTCGGCAAGGTTGTAGAGATCGGTGATCACCGGCGCGAGCCAAGTCACGCCATGGACCTGATTGCTGTCCGCCTCGAAAAGGTGAACCATCTGCTCGGCCGGAATGAACGCGCTCACGGAGGAGCGCGCGGTCCATGTGCCGACGCTAGCCCCCGGCGCCTCGGGGAACATCCAGTATCCCTTGCGCTGGCCGAGCGGGTTGAAAGCGACACCCTGGATGGTCTTGCCGCCAGTGTCCTCGCCATTCTTGCCCCAGTCGCATTGCCTGGCATCCAGGATCTCGATCTGAAGCGGAACCGGCAGACCATCTGACAGCCGACGATCGCGTCGGCGAGCATAGGCCTCGCCATCGCCAGTCATCATCTTCGCCATCTTGTGGCAGCCGCCGTAGAAGTCGAGGCCGTCAACAAAGGCAGACTTCGCCCACTCGTCGAACAGGTCATTGATGAGCTTGTCCGTGCTCGTGTTGCCTGTCTTGGCGCGCGGCACGATGCCAGTGCCGACGATGTAGTCGGCGTGCTTGGAGACGATGTTCTTCGCCAGCGGATTGTTCCGCCGCAAGTCGGCGGATCGGGCACGAAGGCGGCGGCCATCCAGGGAGATCGCCGCATTCGGGTCGAGCTCATGAGAATCCCACCCGCTGCCGACGCGACCGGCGCCGGCCCCTTCGTAGGCGGCCCTCTCCTGGACGCCCATCATGCGCCGGTAGGCGAGGCGCTCCGCACCAGCCTTCGGGCTGAAGAACCCGATGGCTTTGTCGAGGATGTTTCCAGCCATCAGAGTCCTTTCCCGAAGGTCGTGAAGATCACGCCCTGCTTCGTGGTCCGGCCCACGCCGAGGCTGGCCTCAAGGTCGGCGATGGTCTGTCGCATTTCGGCGGCGGACTGATAGGTCACGTCGCGGTCGCGGAACCGGACCCTGTAGACGCCGCTGAACAGTGCCTCCTGCAAGTCGCGCAGCAGATCCTGCTTCTCGGCGGCGGTCAGGCCAACGAGGTCGCTCATCACCAAATGCTCCCGCGGTTGTTGCCCCAGATGGAGCCTTGGTTTCCTCCCATCGCAGAGCCACTCCCGCTACGCGGGTTTTGTGGCACTGGCGGTGGTGGGGCGGCGGCTCGCTGGCGCTGCGGCGGCCCTTCGCGAAGGCGGGACAGGCCGAGGAAAGAAGCGACGGCAGCCTGCATCGCTTCGACGTCCAGGAAGTGGTTCTCCTTTGAGCGTGGAACCCACTTCACCTTTCCGCCGGGAGCGACGATGCGTGCCTCGCTGACGATCTGTTTGCAGTAGTCGTCGGAGATATCCTCCGGCAGATACCAAGCGCCCTCGGCCGCTTCCCATCTGATGCGCTGCTGCACCCATGACTTCCAGTGGTCGGTGTCGAGGCGGATCAGCTCGAGGCCGTTCTTGATCTCCTGCCCGCCGATGATCACGTCGATCTGGCTCGGAGTGATTGGCTTGCGGAGCGGAATCGACGATCCCTTGGTGGCTCGCACGTTGTGGAAGTGCTGCCGCGCGAACTCGTAGACGCGGTGCTCCGGCACAAGAAACTTCTTGCCGGGACGGAAGCCGGAGTCGACGAAGCACATCCTGATCGGCATGCCGTCGTAGGTGTCCGATACCATCTCGCCGAGAAGCCGCCAGACCTTTTTGCCCTCGGTCGCGTCGAAGACATCTTCGGCCTCAAGGAGCCAGGAGGTGCCGCCGGCACCCCACCCGCGCCGGCCAACCACCAGCCTGTCCTGCTGGACGTCGACGGTCATAGTCTGCACGCGGACTCCGTCTGGCGTTTCGCCGAACCGGTACGCGTCGACGCACTTCTTGACCTCGGCCCACGCCGGTACGTTGCCGGAGCCCGGCGCGTAGAGTTCGCCGAAGCCGGCGTTCTTGACCGTCTGGACCTCGTTCTGGTCTCCCGACCGAACCGCCTCCACATAGCGGGCGGCACGCTCGCCCCATGTGACGAAGGGCGATGCGAGGCCGGAAATCCAGTAGCTCAACGTCCAACTATCAGGCGGAGTGCCGTGCTTCGTTCCGTCGGGGTCGATCTTCTGCCCGGGCGCGACAAAGTCTCCCTTGAAGTTCATCCACTCCTTGTTGGACATGTTGGTGCCTGGCCGGACCTCATCTTCGTAGATGGCGGTCTCGCACCGCGGGCAGGCCAAATGCGCCGTGTTCTTAGCCATTGACGAGGTGGACGGAAGCTCCCGCCCGCTCTCGTCCTTCGGCTTGTCCCAGGCGAGGCATGTAAACCTCGGAATGAAGTATTCCTCGCAGTGCGGGCAAGGCCACGCCCAATGGTAACGTGTGCCCGACAGCCAGAGGCGCCAGATCGTCGACTTGACCTCTTCCGGGTCGGAGTCGGCCCAAAACTCGAATCCGCTTTCCGAATCGAGCTCCACCTCGGCCGGCCCGACAGATGGGGTCGACGTGATCATGTGAACGAAATCCGGATAGCTGTCGCCACGGGCATCGACCAGTTGGATCGGGCTGCCCTGGTTGCGGACGTTCGCCATCAGCTCGTCGGCCTCATCCGTGCATGCGAGACCGAATGGGTCGGACTTCAGCGCCCCGGAACTGCCGCCGTGCGCCAAGCGGAGCGGCACGCCGTTGATCGTCTTGCGCGTCTTCTTCTGCTGGCTCGCCGGCGCGCACAGCCCGCGCAACGGGGTGTTGTCCATAAGGTCCTGGACGCGCGGCTCGAGCTGCTCTGTCAGGAACTGGCGCGACGGGCCGACATAGATGACCGGGCAGGCCGACGAGTAGAGACGCTCGGCGATCAGGTCGAGAATGGACTCGGTCTTGCCAGACTGTGCAGACACCACCACGACGATGCGCTTGTGGGTGCGGGCGTGAGCCGCCATCACCGGCGCAATCATGTAGGGGGTCTTGTAGGGGTTTCTCGGCCCGGGGTGGCCGGCTGTGTCTGGATATCGGCGGAACTTCTGCGCCCAATCAGGCGGCGTCGTCCTCGGCCGCGGCTTCAGGATCTTCTCGACCCGTCTCAAGACGGCTTCGCGCTTTGGCGAGAAGATCGCAGAGCCGGAGACGCTCTTCATCGAAGATGTCATCGAGACGCCGCCTCTCCCTCGGAATGCTGGTGATGCGTGCCGGCAGGCCGTTAAGGCTGGACACGTAGAGGCCGGTCTGCTCGTCGAAGATGCCCAGCGCCTCATCGAGGTCGATCGCCCGCCGGTCCCGCAGCGCGCGGGACTCGCGGATGTCGGCGATCTTCTCCTCGCGGAGCTTGTCCATACTGGTGGTGCCGGTCTTCTTCTCGGCCCCCTCTTTCAGGAAGGCGATGTAGCCCTGAACTGTCGAAGTCAGCGGCCACTTGCCGCGGGCGATTGGCACCAACGTCCCGTCCTTGGCGAGAAGCTGGAGCCAGCGCTCGGTGATGCCGAGGTGACGCGCCATTGCCGTGGTCGAGACCAAGAGATCGCTGACGTCGGTCAGCACCGGGACCACCTTCTTCGCCATCACCACCTCGTCAGCTTGTCGATCCGCTTCAGCACCGCCTTTTCGAGCAGCACCGGCCCGTTGAGGAAGAACGCCTCGGCGGATTCGTCCTCCGGGATTTCCTTCATCAGCGACGGGCCGTAGAGCCGGCGGAGCTTGCCGTACTTGACGCCGGAAGACGCGAATTTGCCGTCGGCGCCGCGCGGCTGGTCGGGCTTGCGGCCGAAGGTCCAGAAGATCTTCGGCGCATGCGTCGAGGTGCCCTCGGTTGGCGGCCGGAATGCGTAGAAATCGCCGTCGGCCTCGAACGACCGCTTGAAGATGCGCGGCCTGTTCCAGACGCCGGACTGGACTGTGCCCTTGTCAGCATCAATCCGGCCCTTGTTGAGCTTCCTCGCCGTGCGGGTGCCGGCGCCAACCGAGCGCAGGCCTTTGTACTTGTCCGCGTCGGTGCCGCCCTTGACGCCGAAGATGTCGTAGGCGAGCAGCGCACGCCGTGGAATGCCGCGCGTCCCGGCGACCACGTAGCCCTGATAGTTGCCGGGTTTCAGCGCCATCTGGTTGGTGACGGCCTTCTGGACGATCGTCTTGGTCTTGCGGCCAGCGTCGACGACACCATTGAAGAGTTCCGTCCGGCCGGACGAGGCGAACAGCCGCTCAAGGCTGCTCCGCGCGATCGAAACCACTTTCACGTCCTTGGAGACCGTGATGACGCGCAAGGTTCGTCTCCGCTGTTGATGCCGGCCTTCCACCGGCTCGGTGCCCGGGCCGCGCTGCACCTCGGCGCGCTGCGGCTGCTCACTTTCCAGGGCTCGGGCACTTCCCCAGAATTCAATCTATGGATGCTGTTTTTCCGTATCTCGAGCCCACCAAGGCCGCATCGGCACAACCGAAAGGCGGTGGTTTGGAGGCTTCCCTACAAGGAACCGGTGTCGGGTTTTCAACGCGAATCCGAACCCTGGAATCGAAATGCTCGAAATCGCGAAAATCCTGCGCTGCCGCCGACCCGCGGCCGATGCTGCACCTGCGAAGGACCCACCCCAGGGGGAGGGGTGCATTCTATTGGTTTCATTAGAGTTTTCAGCCGCGTTGCAGTGCATCGCGCCGTATGTGGCGTTGCAGCGTGCCGGGCGGGCTGGTCGGGCGGTGGCGTCACGCGTGCCGATGGGGGCGGATAGCATCGCCTGGCGTCCGCTTGCGCTTGGCGCTTGCCCCCCTCCCCCCTTCGGGGTGTGTTGGGTGCGAGCTGCCTTGCCACCGGTCATGCGAGGGCAAGACGCGGGGGTGAACCGTCGCCGATCGACGTCTGGTGCGTGGTGATGAGCGGGGAAGGATTGGCGCACGTGTCGCCTCTGAAGGGAGAGGTGACTCGCGGCCGGCCACGTGTCAAGCGCCTACCTCTCCCCTTGCCCACAGGCTCTATCTGCGGAGAATTCATACGGCATGTAGAAGCCCGCCGGTCGTGCCGCTTCAAAATCGGACGAAATTCCGTGCCCCAAAAAAGGTAGAGAATCAGCCAGTGACCTATTCATAAATTGCTGATATTACGTGATTTTTCTTGCCATTCCGCTTTGCCAGACAGGCATGAAAGGCAGGGCGAAGTTCGCCAGACGGATGAGATTTGGATATTTGAAAATCATTATATTTCAGACTGTTATCATTTTTCTGGCCGGAATACGAAAAATCCGCTTGCGATTTGTACGTTGTGTACAAATATTAGAACCAACGGAACGCGATGCGGACCGGGGCGGCGGAAACGCCGGGATCTTTGAAATCGGTGGATTTCGGCTGAGTCATGCCCGTGGTTGCCGCGACGATCGAAAGGTCAAGTCGGTGGATTGCAGGAAGTGATTCGGGCGGGGTTCGCAACCGATCATAGGGCAACCAAGGCCAAGCGGCCGGCACGACAAAGCCGGCAGGGGCAGGCAAAGGGAAGGGTCTCATGCCGGCGAGTCCATAAAGGACCGGCATCACCAAGGGTCTAGGCCGCAAGGCGCGGGAACGGAGGTGGCGGCACACCAGATGCAAGCGCTTAGACCCTCAACCGAGACAGGCAAGGGCAAGCGACAATCGAAAACCAACGTTGGAATTCGATGGCTTGGATTGACCGTAGCGCCGACGGCACGCGGCCGGTTCAGGCCAGACAGAAGGGCGCCGGGCGGCAACGCTTGGCGCCTTTCGCATTCCAGCGCCAGCCTGCGGCATCCCTGCCGGCTCGCCTTGGAATGGAGCTGCAAGCATGTACGAACCGCTTGGTTATCTCGCCTTCAACATGGCCGGTCTCGGCCTCGTCGCGGTCATCGCGACCGACAACCCCGTCTCGGAAATCATCCGGGCAGCAATCGCCATCTACATGATGTGAGGATGAAATCATGCCGCGCTACTGGGTCAAGTTTGAAGACGGGAAGATCTTCGCGAACCTCGCTTTCGAGGAAATGGACATAATCAGCAAATACGGCGCGCGTTGCATCGCTTGGGGGCAGATGGACACCTTCAAGGGATGATAGCGCGATAAGCGCAGCGCCTCGGGGCATCCGCTGGGTGCCTCGCACGGTGCGCTTACGGACCGCTAAACGGTCCACCAGCACCCGATCCGCCGCCACGTCACGGCGGCTCTAGCAAGAGGGAAAATCGCCATGCGTTCATGGTCGATTACCCTTCGCTGGAAGTGGAGAAGGGCCACGGTGCGCCTCACCGTGACCCTTTCGATACCCCTCTAGCGCAAGGGGGCTCCGGGCCGAAAGGCTCGGGGCTTCCCTCAAGCTAGGCGTCTTCGGGCCGACGTTCAAGGCCTACCCCCCGGCAACTATGCCACCAATGGAGACCTTCATCATGACCACTTTCGCCATCCTCACCGGTTCCGCTCTCAAGTCCGCCATCGCCGGCCGTGCCAAGGCTGCCGCCAGCTTCACCGAGCGTGAACACCAGCTCGCCGCATCGTGCCTCATGCACGTCGAGCAGCACTCTTGCCCGTCGCATCTCAACTCGCTCTATCAGGCCACGCCGACCAACTACCGCGCCGGCCTGGTGTCGTGGTCGGTCGCGTTCGGTCGGGTTACCTTCGACAAGGACACCGGCGCGTTCGCCTTCGCCAAGGGCAAGAAGACGGACGTTGATGGCCTGCTCGCCGTCGCGCCGGCCAACTTCGAGAAGCAGGCCAAGGCCAGCGCCCGCGCCGAAAAGGAATTCGACGTCGCCGCCTACCTCGCGAAGGTGGTCGACACCCTCACGAACAAGGACGCCGAGCCGCGCATCCTGCAGGCCGTCAAGGGCGCCCTGAACCTCGCCAAGATGCCGGCGCCGGCCAAGAAGGCGGAGAAGCCCACCAAGCCGGCTGCCGCCAAGGCGCCGAAGGTCGCCGATCAGGCCTCGGCTTCCGACCTGTTCGCCGCCTGATCACCGCCCCATGCAATCCAGCCGCTCCGGTCCGCCGGGGCGGCTTCCGTGCATCCATGCAAGGGCGAGCCAGCGTCGCCTTTCCACGGCCGCACGGCCGAACCCGCAATCATGCGAAAGAGGTAACCCCATGCGCGCGCTCATCGCCGCCCTTCTCATCGCCAGCGCGTCGCCGGCGCTTGCCGACGGCCCGGCCTTTTGGCTGGTCGACACCATCCCCGGCGCGGCGCCGACCATCGCCGTCGTCGATGATTTCGAGGACCCGACCGCTTGCTATCAGGCCGCGATAGTCCGTCAGGGGCCGGGCTTTGCGACCTGCGTTGCACTCGACGAGTTCGCCGAGATCGCCTTATCGCGCGTCGTCCTCCGCACCATGGGAGAGGAGTGACTATGTCGATCACCCTCGCCCAGTCGGTCGACGAGATCGGCGCCAACATTTTCCTTTGGGAAGTCTCCCGCGGCGCGGATGGCACCGTGTCGCACTATCGCCTGCACATGCCGGATGATGACGGTGTGCTCAGACGCGACCTCGGCCGGACGGATGGTGTCGCCATAAAATGGCCCGTCAACCCCCACGCCACCGGCGAGTGCGCCATTCTCGACACGCTCAACTCCCCCACTGCACAGGATGTTCTTGGTGCCGAAGTCCGTGCCTACGGCTTCGTGTCGCGCAACGGACGGCACCAAAGAGTGTGATTTCCAGCCTAGCCGCCTCCGCCCGCCGGTGGCGGCTATACGGGCAATCAACCCGACCCCGCATCCATGCACCAAGAGGAAACCACCATGTCCGCCATTGCACGGGCTCGCTCCCATGTCGTCAGAACGCACCATTACGTCAGCCAGCGCGCGGCGCTGCGTCACTTCGCAGCCCAAGGCTATCCCGACCCGTGGTCGGCCGTCGACAGCGCTCTTGCCTCTCGCTCGATCGAGATCGGGCCGCCCGCGCTATCCGATCCGCGCGCCGTCGAGTGCTACCCCGGCAACGACGGTCGGTATCGCGTCCTCTATCTCGAGGCCTGACGGTCATGACCATCCGCCTTGAGATCCGCACCGCTATCAATGTCCGCCCGAAGCGGAATGAACCCCGGATGCCAGACGGACGCCTGATCACGTCCTCGATCCTGCACGGCAATACCCTCGACGAGGTCATCGCCGAGGCCCGAGCCGCGCGCATCGCCGCCGAAGAAATCGCGCCCGGTCACAGTGAAGTCGTTTCCGTTCGCGCCTACGACCGCGACGCTTTCCACGCCGATCCGTTCGGTTGTCCGCCAATCTACGAGGCAGCTAGCCTGTAACCCGCGTCAAGCCGTCCGACGCGCCGCTAAGGAGAAGATGATGGAGAGGCACGAACACCCGTTTAGCCCCGCCTTGGATCGCGACATGAAAGTGCTGGTCGAGATGCCGGATAAGCGCCTGCGCTGGAGAAAGCCTCGGTGGCGTCTCGGTGGCTGGTACGTGCGCGATGGCTACGGCTGGCGCGAATTGATCAGCAAGACTCCGGGCGCCTACGAAGCCGGAACGTTCTGACGCCCCGGCCCGCCGACCGTAACAGGCCGGCGACCCCGAGCGCCAATGCTCGACAGCAACAAGAAAGGAAAAACCATGGCCCGCATTGTCAACGAGACAACCGGACAAGAAGCCCCGTCATCCCTGTGGGGCGTTTTCCGGCGCCTTTTCCCCGTGCAGTTCCAGCGCCCTGTCGAAATGTGCTGGGTCGGCTACAACGGCGACCATTATCGGATCGAGATGGTCAACGACCCGGACCATAAAGTGGGGAGATGACGCCGGCCCGGAGTTACTGCTCCGACAGTCCCTTGGAACCCCGCGTTGGCGGGGAAACCCAATATGCTCGCGTTCGATAAGGACGCTAGCAAGGGCCATCCCCGCGTTGGCGGGGGAGGCCGACGCCAAGGCAATCGTCACGCCGAATAGGCTTGGAGTCAAGAAGCCTCACGGCGAATCCACCTGCAATCATGCACTCACGGAGACCATCCATGCGCCTTTCTGCGCTTGCGGCTTCTGCCGCCCTTCTCGCGCTCGCCGCCACGGCGCCGGTCCGCGCCGAGACATTCACCCTCGCCACCATCTACGAGGACGAGTACTTCGAGGTTGCCAAGCTATCGATGGACAACGCCGCCGCGATCATTGCGACCGGCATGCCCGAACGCGCTTGCATCCAGGCATCTCGCCTCGCCAACACCTACGGCGGCTTCACGGCCTGCATCCCTGTCCCGAAAGGCATCACGGCGGAATGCTGGCGTGCCCAGAACGCCCCCACCGACGGCAACCTCGAGTCCTGCTACGGCCCGGCGCTGCTCGCCGGCATGCGTGATGAATTCGCGCGGTGATGACACCGCACATGTGGTCGCGCATCAACCGCAAATGGATTGGCCTTTCCGGGCGCAAGGACGCCGCGGTGCGCGACACGCCCGACCCTCGCGGCCTGTTCATATGGTCTTTCGGAAACATCGCCGGCGCGGAAATCTCCGTCCAGCGCGCCAAGGATTGGGTAGAGGCCCTCGCTGAACACGAGGACATTCCCCCCGTCGATCGCTGGATCAACCCCGCCAGGTACCTCCGAGAGACCTACGGTTCCCCGAGACGCTAACTCGGCGATGGCGACTGTTCTTTGCGTACCCGTGCCATCGCCACCAGCCCGGCCGCCACCCTCCCGGTGGCCGGGCTCCCCCGCAATCATGCACTCAAGGAGACCGCCTATGTCGCTTCCCATGAGCCGCCCCGAGACGGGCGCCGTCTACATCAGCCTGTTCCACGGCCGAGATACCGCCACCGAGGACATGGACGGCTGGGGCTATCGCGGCCCCGTGATCGGCCCATTCCGCTACGTGCAGATCACCTACATGGGCGACATCAAGTTTGCCATGGAGAGGGAGGCGTTCAAGGCTGCCTTTCCCGACGTCTACCAGAGCTGGGTCAGCGCTGGCTATTGCAACGCCACCGGCGACTACGACGTCAGCACCGGCCTGACGTGGGTGGAGCACAGCATCGAGCCCGTCGATGGCTGTTTCCCGTGGCAGGGCAAGTTCTACGGGGACTTCTCCATCACCGCCAGCCCGGAGGAATGAACCATGACCACTCAACATACGCCCGCGCTCTGGTTTCCGGCTCGGATCACCACGAAGCATCTCAACATCGTGCCTGTTGGCGGGGGCTACCGCTGCAACATCGTTGGGGGTGATGACGGGACCGTGGTCGCGATCGTCTGCGGCCGCACGGAGCGGGAATGCGAAGCCAACACTCATCTGATCGCCGCTTCGCCGGAGATGCTGGCTGTCCTCGAATTGGCGATAGGCGTGCTCGTCACCGCATTTGGCGAGCCAAACAACAACCCGCTGGAACACGGTCTCGCAGCGGCGGCGATCGTCAGCATTCGCGCCATCATCGCCAAAGCGGAGGGCCGGTAATCATGCGTATCGCCGATCACCTCCACTTGCCGCTTGGCCGCAGCATTCGCAGGCAGGATGTCATCGTCAACAGCTTCGGCGTTGATCTCGCCACGTGCGTCTCCATGGATCACGTCGCCCCGCTCGTTCATGCGGCGAACTGCCATGACGAGATGCTGGCCGCACTGAAGTCGGTGCTGGTCGACATCGAGAACATGACCGGCGGCGCAGCCTACGGCTTGCCGATCGACCACGATCATCATCCATGGAGCAATACCGTCGCCGGCATTCGCGCGGCGATCGCCAAGGCGGAGCGGTAACCATGAACTACACGACCGCAGCCGCCCGCTACGCGGCCTCTCCGCAGTCACCCACACCGATCCCTCAGTATGTGGAAGCCGTCTGGCAGGACACATGGGGACATCTCCAGCCGAAGGTGCGCGAGGTGTATTCGGGCTTTGTGCTGTTCACGCTGGGAGTGCATGGCGACATCACGATCATCGACTGGACGTTCAAGCTGAAGGACGGCACCGAGTTGGACGGCAGCCCGTGGCTCCATTGCGACATGAACGACCAGGTGGACGACTGGATCGAGGCGAAGGGCAACCTTCGCGGCGGCATCTGGCAGTTCGACGGCACATTCGAGCGCTTGAAGAACGGCAAAAGCAGGTGGCGCGGCAAGGTCCGTCCGATGCGGGCTGTCTATCGCTTCAAGGGGAAGCGGCCGTGAGCGCAACCAAGAAAACCCGCTCCAAGCGCAAGGTGAAACGGGCCGGCGCCAAGGCGCTGAGGTCCGACAACCACCCCAACACCCACCCCCGCCGTGACGGTGCGGCTGCACCGGGCACTGAGATCAACGACACCCGGAGGACCGTCAACATGACCACCTTCGACATCTTCCAAACCGCCGAGATCCGCGAGCGCTACACCGTCAATGCCGAGAGCTTTGAAGAAGCGCTTCGGCTCCACATGGACGGCTGCTCGACCTTCAAGGACTCCGAGACCCTGTCGACTGAAGATATTCGCATCGAGAACCGGGAGACCGGCGAGAGCAAGGCGGAAGCCGGCATCATCACCAATCCGGAGGATGCATGACATGCAAATCTTCACCGCTATCGTAGAGAGCTGGACCGTGCCGGGCGCACACGTTCGCTCGTTCATCACCCACGAGGCAGCCGAGGCATGGATTCGTGCTGAATTTGCCGAGTGGCTTCTGCCGGACCTGCAGGAAGAACTCAACGACGAGGACAGTGACCTCCGCTCGGTCGAAGCCTGGTTTCACGAGGCTGGCAGCCGCATCGAAACCAGCGTCGCCAGCATTGAAGACTACGAACTGGTGATCGACGCCACCAACGACATCAAGGACTGGTGCGGATCTGTAGCCATCCTCCAAAGCGAACTTGACACTTCTGAGTTGGTCTCGGCCGAACGCGAGCGCATCGCCACCTGCCTCGAAGAAGAGGCCGACCTGATCCCATGCGCTGAAGACGCCGAGGTTACCAGAGGCAACGCCCTGCTAGTGCGCGCAGATTTCTCCTACGAGGAAGCGGACCGCCTCGAGGAGATCAGTTCCGGTCCGCGTACCTAGACAGACCGTACTTGGCGATTCTGGCATCGAGCTTGCGAAGTTCGCTTGTCCATTTTCGGGCCATCTTCGCATCGCCTGCGCTCTGAGCCTCACCCAAGAATCGTTGCGCATCAGAGCGCATCCGAAGCACAGCCATCCCAACTTGCTCAGCCAATCTTTCGCGTTCCGCCGGAAGCATGATTTACATCCTGGTCCTGTCAGCGGCCGACCAATCTTCGCCCTTCATGCGGGCAAATTCCTCCGGTGTGAGCGCGGCCCTCAACACCGCGTCTACCTCCGGAAGAAATGACTCCCACATCGGCCGGCCTTCGAACTTCGTGTTCTCGGGCAAGCTCTTCAGACTGCACAGGGCGCGGGCGGCCCTCTCGCGGGGCGGCTGGGGTCTCTTGGGCATGTGCCACACTATGCCGTGCGACCCGTCCCTTCAAGCTACCCCCTATCGATACAGGAGACTTTCATGTCTGAACCGCATCGCGTATCGCGCGGCTGGCGCACTCAGCTAGCGCCGGGCCGCGTCTTCCAGCTCAAGCGGAAGACCTATCGCGGCAACCCGGTTTGCGTCCTCATCACTGCCGTTCCCGAGGGATGGTCCCCATCCCCGATGTGCATTCAGGTCGACGAGCGCGGATGCGTTCGCAACGGCTCCTGGAATCGTGCCCGCACCTACGAGGGCAATCTCCGCCCCGGTGACTTCAATGGTCATCTCGTCGCCTGCCGCCGGCCCGACCTCGAGCGGTTCGACGACAGGGATATCGAACTGATCCGCTATGGTTGCCCCATGGATTTCACAGGCCGCCTGGACAAGAACGAGTATCCCGGCATCCTGCCGAGCATCCCCGGTATCGAGTGGACTGTGTTCTGGACATGGTACGAGAGCATCTTCTCGACATTCCTGCCGAGCGAGGTCGAAGATCTGTTCCGTGGCGCATGGCACTTCACTGCCAGCAGAGACGAGGGATTTCCGCCTCGTCGCGTCAAGGCATGGGTCACCGCGGAGACCGAACCGCGCGAGTTGCGGGAGATTCACCATGCGCTCGGGCGGCTTTTCCCCATCCATCGTGGCACGGTGCGCGTCGTCGCCCGCGATATGGGCGACCACTATGTCATCGTCCCCGACGGCGACGCCGGCCCAGCGGTTTCGACGAGATGGTGCTCCAGCATCTCCAAGAAGAGTGGCTTCCACGGCTGGTCGTGCTGGTCCTGACGCGACACCCTGCCCGCCCGCTGGACGGGCAGTAGCCGCTTCAGGAAAGGCGGAGCCGCACCCAACCATTCCCTACAGAGACTGAGGCGAGCCCTTTGGGGGCGCGGCGGCTGTGCGTGTCTCTGCAACACAGGAGGAAGCCATGGGCCGGGCCTGAAAGCCGGCGCCAATACTACCGGTGGGATTCAGCCGTCACCGCCCGCCCATGCAAACGGCGGCGGCAACCACACCTCTACCAAGGACACCAGAATGAACATGAAGTCCCCGGCTCAGGCCGACATCACCATCGGGCAGAACATCCGTCGCACCCGCCAGCTCCAGGGAATGTCCCAGGAGGCACTTGGCGAGGCCGTCGGCATCACCTTCCAGCAGATTCAGAAATACGAGAAGGGCACCAATCGCGTCGGCGGCTCGCGCATGGTTCAGATCGCCCAGGCCTTGGGCGTATCGGTGGTCGAGCTTTACGACGGCGCTGAACTCGGTAGTTCTCCGGCGGGCGCCAGCAACGCATCGGTCGTCACCGCGCAGAACCGGCAGGAGGTCGAGCTGCTGTCGGCGTTTCGGTGCCTCGATCCCGCCGTACGCTCCAAAGTTCTCGGGTTGGCCGCGCAATTGGCCGAGACGGCCGCCGCTTGACCACGACCGGGCGAGACGTCACGAGCCGCCTGCCCTTCCCCCTCCGCTCATGGAAACGATGGAGACCCAAAATGAACGCCTTTTCTCAGATCCAGTCTGCCTCCTCTACCCTCGCCACCCGCGCGATGATCGTCTCGCTGCGCATCTCGCAGTGGTCCGGCCGGCGGCTCGACCGCGAAGTCACCAAGGAGGTGAACGACCAACACGGCGCCGCCTCGGACGCCGGCCGCTACAACAAGCTGCTTCTGCCGAAGGAAGCGCTCGAGGAGATCGAGCGCATCGTCAGCGAAACCCGCAATGAATTCCTTAAGCGGACGCTGCCGTGGATGCAGGACGGTAGTCGCATCATGGCTGCCGACGCCTATCTCTCACACATGGCTTGGCTCCGATCCCAGTCGGCCAAGTTCGACGCGGCCGTCGACTCCTTCATCACCAGGTACCCCGGCTATGTGGCCGCTGCCGCCTCCCGCCTCAACGGCATGTTCAAGGCGGCTGACTATCCCGAGGCGGAAGAGCTGCGCGCCAAGTTCGCGATGGATTGCAAGGTTCTCCCGGTCCCGACCTCCGACGACTTCCGTGTCGCCATCTCTGACGCTCAGGCCGAGCGCATCCGCGCCGACATTGAGCAGCAGGTCGGCGAGGCGACGCGTGCTGCCGTGCGCAACATCTTCGAGCGCATCGCCGAACTGGCAGAGCGGATGGTCGACCGGCTCGGCGCCTACAAGCCGGCGAGCAAGAAGGGCGAGCGGTCGGAAGGCATCTTCCGCGACTCGCTGGTCGAGAACGTGCGCGACATGCTCGCCGTTCTTCCGGCGCTCGACATTACCGGAGACCCGCGCATCGCCGAACTGGCGGAGCGGATGAAGGTGCTTTGCGAGCACGACGCCAGCGTCCTTCGCGAGGACGAGGGCAAGCGCCGCGACGTTGCCAACGAGGCGCAGGCCATCCTCGACCAAATCGGCGATTTCCTTGCGTGAAGGAGGCGGGCCGGTGGCAACGCCGGCCCGAACCACCGTGGCAACGTTCCTCCTCATCCCCGTCATCGGGGAGATACAGCCCTTCTACGCCCCGTTGCTCGGCGTGGCGTTCAACTCCATCTCGCAGGCGATCACTCAGTTCTTCGATGAGCCGTTCGAGCATGTGTCTGTTCTGTACGATGGTCACCGCCGAGACATGTTCGTCGGCGAGACCTCAGCCATCAACGGGCGGCACATCCGGAACGTCAGGGCGACAGACATCTACCAGGCCAACTTTGTGCATTCCCAATACCATCATGTCTCTTGGATGCCCGGCGAAATTCTGATGCCGGACTTCAGATGCACCAGGCGGGAAATCCTTGAATCGGCACCGGCTATCTGCGGCCCCGCCGTGCTGTTTCCCGATACCATCGTGTGGAAATGAGATGGCGCCCATCTGCGGGCGCCACCTTTCATCTCTTTTGGAGTGGTCAGAGGCCGGCCATCTCCCCGAAGGTCGCTACGACCTCTCCGCTTCCCAAGATGAGCACCGCGTAATCGTAGTCATCGAAAAACGGGATCAGGCTTTTCTCAGAAGCCAAAACCTTGGCCTCGCCGTCGCTCTCTGCCTCTATAGGGTAGGAATAAACGACGAAGGCGCCTGTGTTTTCTTTGGACGATATTCTCATCAGATCAAGCCAGTATGTCATCAATGTACGCTGTCCTATATTCTCCGACTTCTTCGCCTAATTTTGGCGGCCGGGGACATGAGCGCATGCAATAGTCGCGCCCAGTTTCAGATTACCCCACTCCACCCCTCTTCCTCAACCCGCGATCATGCGACACCAGGAGACCAACCATGAATCTGCAGACCGCAGCGCAGGCCCTCTACGCCTTCCTCGACGCCGATATTCCCGTCATGATGTGGGGCCAGCCCGGCGTCGGCAAGTCTTCCATCGTTCGTGACATCGTCAACGAGCGGAGCTGGGGCCTCGTCGACTTCCGCGCATCCACCCGTGATCCGGTGGCCCTCATGGGCCTGCCCGATCTCACCGCAGACACCACCAAGTGGAAGGTTCCCGACGAGTTTCCACAGCCCGGCCGCGACGGCGCCGAAGGCATCCTGTTCCTCGACGAGATCAACGCCGCCGCGCCCTCGATGCAGGCCGCCATGTTCGGCCTGGTGCTCGATCGCCGCGTCGGCGACTACCAGCTTCCGCCGGGCTGGCGCGTCGTGGCCGCCGGCAACCGCCAGTCCGACCGCGCCGCCGCGCAACGCATGCCGTCGGCGCTTGCCAATCGGTTCGCGCACATCGACGTCGACCCGGACGTCGACACCACCGTCCACCACTTCAACAGGATCGGCGTCGATCCGATCATCGTCGCCTTCCTGCGCTGGCGCCCTGCCCTCCTGCACGACATGAACGGTGATCATCTCCGCGCCTTCCCTACGCCGAGGGCGTGGGAGCAGGTCGGCAAGGTGGTCCAACAGCCGTCTCCGCTCCGGCTGGCGCTTATTGCCGGCATCGTGGGCGAAGGCGCGGCCGCCGAACTCGAGGGCTTCATCCGCGTCTACCAGGGGCTGCCTTCGCTCGACCTGGTGCTTAGCAATCCCACCGGCGCCAAGGTGCCCGAGGACTCGTCGGCGCGCTTCGCCATCAGCTCGGGCCTCGCCCGCAAGGTGACCGACAAGACCATCGGCAACGCCATGATCTACATGCAGCGCCTGCCGCGCGAGTTCGAGATCCTGTTCATGACGGACGCTGTCCGGCGTGACGGCAAGCTCTCGCACACGCAGGCCTTTATAGACTGGACCGTCCGGAACCAGGACGTCGTGTTCGGATGAGCGGCGCCATCGTCTGGGTTGCCGGCCCAACCGGCTACCGGAAGACGCTCATCGAGGGCGGCGTAGCCTTCCAATGGACGTTTATTGCCGGAGACGATCTCGGCCGCATCCGGCGCTACACGCTCGTCTTCGAGACGCCGACCAGAGCCTTCCGCGTCATCGCGCCGGCGCGCAACGGGTGGGAGCAGGCGCATGCCGACCGGCTTGCCTCCCTGTTTCGGCCAATCGCCGTCCTCCGTTCCGCCTTGCCGAAAGGGAAGATCGTGAATGCCCTACGCGGGATGCTTACAGATCGCGATCTTGCGACGGTTGCTGGCGCCTCACTCACTGCAAGAAAGATCTAAGCATGAGACAAGTCATCGATATCGAGCGACGCGGCTGCGTTTCGGGATGGTATATCGCAAACTTCACCTTTGTCGTGACGTTCATCAATGGCGACTTCGCTACGTACTTACTCCAGTATAACCCTGAGTTACGCGAGTTCAGCACCCGAAAAGAGCGACATTGGCCGAAAGACCTTAAGCGTCTGGCCCATCTGAAGAGGTTGGGACGAACGCAGTTCACCATCACGGTGCCACTCGTGGACCACCTGAAATCCTTGCTCACCCCCAAGGAAATGGCTGAGTGCGCCGCCATGTCGCTGTACGGAGATCGGCGATTATGACCAAACCACTCTGCATCGAGGGGCCGCTCAGCCGGCACACTGACTGGAACGTGACCACCTTCGAATTCATGGTCACCTACGAGAGCGGCTCTGTCCTGCGATGGACTCTCGAATTCACCCACTCCAATCGCAAGTTCAGCCTGCGAAAGGCCGGGGATTTCTTCGCGGTGAACCCGAAGATGATGCTGGCTCTCGGTCACCGCCCAATCGACATACCGGACGGAAGCCTCCGTGATCATCTCCGCAGCCTTCTGCCGCCGGCCGACCTCGCGGCCTGCTTGGCAGCCGCGCTTTCGGAGTGAACCATGCCGAGGATCAAGAGCGTCTGGGGTCCAAGAAAGACCGAGGAAGCATTCGGCCGGGTCACCTGGTGGTTTTCCGGCATGAAGGAAGACGGCGAACTCTGCGAGTGGAAGCTCATCTATTTCGCCGATACGCGCCGGTTCAAATGCCGCCGCATCATGTCCGCCGTCGCAGCCGAACGGGCACGGAAGTTAATGGGGAGAGATCTGTTCTCAATCCCCTCTGTCGCTAAGGGCGAGATCGAAGAGGGCTTCGTCACCGACATCCTGAAGGCCCGCCTCAAGCCGGAGGATCTGGCACGATGCACCCGGCTTTCGATGAATGGCAGGAGGAAGGCTCATGGCTGACTTCCGAAAAGTGATGGGGCCATTCGGCCGAGAGATCGTGACGGCGGGAGATATCGGCATCCGCTGGGGATTCATTGGCATTCTCGCCAACTATGAAACTGCCCACTGGACGCTGATCTACCGAGCGGAAGACCGGTCATTCTCCGTATTCCGGTCGCAACCGCAGTCAATGCGCGTTGTCGATAAAAGCGGGACCACCCATTGGAAGAGTGCCGGCCCTCTCGTCGACAAGGACATGTTCATCAGGGGCGCGAACGCCAAGGTCTTCAGCGGCACGGTTACCAACGTGCTCCGCTCCCGTCTACCGCCCGAAGACATCGCGCTCTGCGCTCGAATCTCCATGAAGGGAGCTACATCATGATCGCCGAGGACAAGATTCTCTGGTCCATGACCGAGCTTATGTGGAACCACCCGTTCTTCGGGGCACTAACCACCCGCCTGAGGCTCTCAGAGGCCACAAATGACTCGCGCATCGACACTATGGCGACCGATGGTCGCAATCTGTTCTTCGACCGAAAGTTCGTCGACGGGTTGAAGAAGCCGGAACTGGTGTTCGTGCTGGCCCACGAGGTCATGCACAACGCCCTCGAGCACCACATCCGCAGGCAGACACGCGATCAGCGGCGCTGGAACATGGCCTGCGATTATGCCATCAACGGCGAGCTCGATGCGTATATTCGGGCAAACTCCAAGACCACGAAGGTCGCCATTGCTATGCCAAAGGGCGCCCTGATCGATCCGGCCTACACCGGGCTCTCGGCGGAAGAAATCTATCGCCTTCTTCAGGAAGATGCCGATGGCGGCGTGAACGGCGCACAAGGCGGACAGGACCCAGGTGGGTGTGGCGCCGTTCTCGATGCGGCGCCGGCGCATGACGAAGCCGCCCTCGCCGAGGCCCGTGCTGAGATGCAGACGGCCGTTAGGCAGGCGGCGAACATCGCCAAGGCCGCCAATGCCGGAAGCCTGCCGGCGGGCATCCAGCGCCTCGTGGACGAGCTTCTGAAGCCGAAGGTGGACTGGCGGTCGGTGCTCCGCCGTTTCGTCGACGAGTCCACCACGCGCGACTTCGCATGGTCCAGGCCGAACCGGCGCCTGATCCCGCACGGGCTCATCACTCCCGGCACTATCTCCGATGGCGTCTCGCACATCGTGATCGCGGTGGACACCTCCGGGTCCATCAACGACGAGATCCTCCGCGCCTTCGCCGCCGAGATCAACGGCGCCTTCTGCGAGGGAGCGGTGGACAGGATCACCGTCATCTACGCCGATGCGGCGGTTCAGCGCGTCGAGGAGTTCGAGACCGGCGACGAACTGGTGCTCCATCCGGCCGGCGGCGGCGGCACCGCGTTTTCCGACACATTCCGTAGAATCGAACGGGACTATCCCGACGCCCGCGCCTGCATCTACCTCACCGACCTGGAGGTCTACGACTTCGGGCGCGAGCCGCCGATGCCTGTTCTGTGGGGCGTCTACGGCGATGCCCGATCCTTCGACCAGCTTGCCGCCAAGGTGCCATTCGGAGAGCCGATCAGCATCGCAGCGTGACCTAACCACCAATCGCCGCTTATGGCGCCAAGGAGACCGCACATGTCCATGATCCTGACCAAGTCGGAATTCGACGCCTTTCTCGGAGAGAACCGGCACGCCCCTTCAACCGAGATTGTAGAGCCGCTATGGCGCGAGGCCGGACCAGACCACGACCCGCGCGCCAAGCTCAAAGGGATATGGACCATCGGCGATCTCAGTCTGCACGTGGTCGCACTCGAATGCCGGCTCGTCCGCTACAACGACACTGGCGAAGCGGTGACGCTCCCTTGGGACGCGATGGGCGGCCTCATGGACTTTGCCCCCGGCGTGGAAGGCTACGACGTCGACGAGATGTGGTCCGCCCATGGCATGGAGGGCTACGCCGAGACGGCCATCATCGAGGGGCGCCACTACCTGATCTTCGCCTCGCCCTTCTGCTCCTAAGCCGAGGAGAGGATTGACCACCGCACCGCCAGACCAATAGCATCGGCTCACCTTTTCGGGAGAGCCGATATGATTGTTGGCCGCGTTGCGCTTACGCTTCTTCTGTCCGTAGTTGCCGGGGCCGCGGACGCTGGTTTCATCCAGCCGACCTATGATGGAGACTTCGCCGCCTTCGTGCGCTTCTTGCAGGCTGATGTAAAGTGCAGCGGTTTCCGGATCAATTACGAGAAAACGCTGGAGCAAATCATTGACCTCGGTACGGCCCTGGGATGGGATGCCGAGACCACCAGGCAACAAGTCCTCAAGGGCGCGACGGAGGCCCGACATGAGGCTGAGGAGGACCTTCCGTCCTTCTGCTCATCGGTTTGGCTGCTCTACAACTCCTACGACCCGGCTCACCTGCGGAAGGTTGGCGTCATCGACGGATAGGAGCAAGCGAACCTGATGCTTTCCAAAGGCCGGGCAACACAGCCCGGCCTTTTCTTTTCCCCGATCATGGGACCAAGGAGACCGCGATGCACAAGCACATCGTCGAGGTAAGGCTGCGCCTTGCCGTCGACGCCGACTCTATCGGTCAGGCCGTCGATCAGGCTTCCAGCCACATCAAAGTCCGCTCCAGCGCAACCGTCCGCCGCGATGGCGACGTGCAGATCCTCGCATGGGAGCCTATGGGCGACACCAGCACGCGGACAAACGACAGGGGGCAGGCATGAGATTCACGAGGAAGCAGCGCTACGGCCCCTACGAGGACACGTCGCGCAAGCGGGCGGCTCTCGCCAGGAAGCAAAGGCTCGAGCGCGAAAGGCTGCCGCTGCTGGCCGAGATGATCGCCGAGCAGCAGCCTGCCGCGGACACCGTGATGGCTGAGCGGGCGGTGAGGCGGACCATTTGGGAGCAGAATGTCCGGAACAGAAGGGCGGCGGGCTGGCGGCGCGCCCGCACCCAGTTGTTCGCCTATGGAGACAACACCAGGCGAGCGCTAACCCGCTTGTGGAACACAGCGCCATACCCGGCAACGCCGGAATACCTGCTCGACATGCTCTACCAGTTCGACCACGGCAAACTCGACCCAGACAATCCGCCCTGGATCTACCGAGGCCCCGGCCTGAAGGCCGTCGACTTCACCGACATCGTCAACCGAGCGCGCGCCCGCCAAGGGCTTCCGCCTCTCGATACCCCCGCCACGCATGGCACCAACGGAGACTGACATGAACGCGCTTATACCCCGCAACTCGGTCGAGACGATCGTCCGGTTCCGTGATGCAGCCATCCGGAAATACGAGGAGGCGTTCGGTGCTATCGCCGCCGCCGACGCCATTCTCAAGGAGGCAGCAGGCTTGTGGCGCGCTGCGGCCCCCGGCGCCTCGCCGCACTATTACGACGACAGCCGGGAGACCAAGGCCTTTGCCAAGGCAGTCCGGATGCCGGACCGCGACCAGTATCTCCGCACCGCGCGGCGGCTGATCGACCTCGACGTCTGGTCGCACATCATCCAGACCACCGAAATCGAATCCCTCATGGACAAGGAAGCCAAGGACAAGCTCCGCGACCAGATGCGCTATGTGCCGGAGCGCACCAACGAGAAGGGAGCGGTGATCAACATGGACGAGATCGAACGCGGCCTACCGCCGGTGACGGTCGAAAACATCTTTGCCACGCTGGAGCATTTCCAGGCCGATGCGGATCTCATTTTCCGACGCGGCGTCGCCAACGCCTTCACCAGGCTTGATCGTCGCTTCCGTTCGCATGACGGCTTTAAGATCGGCTCGCGGCTTATCCTGAACCACGCTTTCGACGATAGCGGCCGATGGTGCTGGGGGTATCGGAGCCAGCAGGACACCCTCCTCGATATCGAGCGGGCATTCCAGATCCTCGACGGCAAGAGCCCGAAGGCCAGCTACGCCGGCATCGTCGGCACCGTCGATCGCGAGCGGCAAGGAACATGGAACCCGAAGCAATCCGAGCATCACGGAGATTACTTTAAAATCCGGATATTCAAGAACGGCAACGCTCATCTCTGGTTCACCCGAGACGATCTCGTCGAAAAGGTGAACAAGGTTCTGGCCGACTGGTACGGCGAAGTGATCGGCGACGGCCAGACGGAGGAAGCCGACCCACTCTCGGAAGTAAAGACGACGCCGGCCCGCTACTTCGGCTTCTTCCCGACGCCGGAGGCCGCCGCCGACGAACTGCTGTCGGGCACCCCACTCCTTCGCCCGGCCGACAAGCCTCCACTTCGCATCCTTGAGCCATCGGCGGGTACTGGCAACCTGGCCCGACGCTGCTTCACGCGGTGGGAGGACTTCCCCGAATGGCAGCGTGAGCGCTACGGCAAGGAGTATCGCTTCGACAACAAGGTCGACTGCATCGAGATCCAGCCGCACCTCGCCATGCAGCTCGAGTCCGAGGGCATCTACAACCGCGTCACCTGCGGCGACTTCATGCAGATGCGGCCGGATCCGGACGCCCTCTACGACGTGGTGGCCATGAACCCGCCGTTCGATCGAGAGCGCGACATCGACCATGTCGTCCACGCGCTGAAGTTCTTGAAGCCCGACGGTTATCTGGCCGCCATCATGTCGGCGGGCACCGAGTTTCGCGAGACCAGGAAGGCCATTGCCTTCCGCGAGATGATGGAGAAGATGCACGCAAAGTGGTCCGACCTGCCGGCCGGTTCGTTCGCCGAGGTCGGGACCTATGTCAACACCTGCATCGTCCGCGTCTATAAAGACGGGAGGACCTTCTACTGAAAGGATCGAGCATGACCCTCAAGCCCGCGTCGCGCCGCATTTGCAAGGCGCTTCAGGATGGCGACAAGTTTGTCGCGCAGTTCGCGCTGCCTGGTCTTGTCCCCGATCTCGTTCGACGCGGCGGAAAGGTCGTGCGCTTCGATACCCCACACGAAGCAGAGGCGGCGGCGCTCGAGGCGTTCGCCGCCCTCTTCGACTCCCGCACAATCGACACCAGAAAGGCGGGCGGCTACCGCCGCATCACCGGCAGTGAGCTTTCGGCCCTGCTCAACGAGATCGACATCACGGTCACCTATGCTGCCGAGATAGCCGGCGTCCCCCAGCATCGCTTTATCAAATGGCTGGACGGTGAGCAGGACGTGCCGCACTCGGTCCATGTGCTGTTCCGGCTGATGGCGATGTCGGAGGCGAATGCCGATGCCGCCGAGAGGATTACCGAAGAATGCCTAAGCGAGACCTGACCACCACCGACTTCCGCGCCTGGCTCCAGTCCATGGGCTTGTCGCGCGGCGCCACGACAGTCGGCGCAAGCCTGATCGGGATCACCGGCCGCACCCGCGCCAGCGAGACCGCCACCGGCAAGCGCGAACTCACGCATACCGAGCGCCTCGCCATGTCGGCGGTGCGGGCCGGCCTCAATCCCTGGCGGCCCGAATACGAGACCGAACTGGCGGAGCGCTTTGGCGCACCTCCTGCCATAGCTCGTGCCTCCACCGCTGCATGACAGACTCCTCCGGAATGTAATGGAGCGCCGCGCCGGCGTGGTCGATCGCGCACTGCAGGATCTTGATCCGGTAGTCGAGGTCACCCGGCGCGGATGGATGCCATGAGTCCCAGCAAACCGCATGCTCTAGAACATCGACCATATAGGGCTTCGGCATAGCGGCTCTCATCCGCCCGACCATGCGCAGGCAATCGAGCTGGTAGCCGGTGATGTCGCTGGACGGCACGCCCCCGCCGGCATCCCCGATTGCCGGTGACCTCATGCCCCGGACCTGTGCGCCTTCGAACAGGTCCCTGAGCCGCAACGCCACGTGGAACCTCGCGCCCGACGTTCCGACGGGGTCGACAGGCGAGACGATCCGGCCAGTCGCCACCAGTTGCTCGATCAGCCCGGCGTCCTTGCTGACGATGCCGATCTTGACCCCGGACATGACGAATATGCCGCGGCCGTCGGCCGTCGGTTCCGGCGCCGGATCGACCGTGCCCTCCTTCGCCTTCTTGAGTTTGTCCAGGATGTGCTGGCCGGTCGCCATTATCTTGCCCCCTTACGTTGCCCACGACGCAGTTCCAGGAACTGCCCTTGCACCCGATCCAGAATTCCGCCGTCGAGAGGCTTTCCGTCCTCGAAACGAACCGACCACAGTTCGTCGAGTTTGGCTTTCCGTTCCGCGTCGGACATGGCGGATCGATTCCGGTAGGGCGACCTGGCGATGATGCCGGACACCTGCTTCTTGCCGAGGCCGGCCACCAGCGCGACCGCCCGCTCGCCCATGCCGATGAGCCACAGGACCCACACGACGTAGACGGTGGCGTCCTTATGCCTGTCGATCTTGACCAACCCGTACCGCCTTTCGCTTCGTGATGACGGTGATCTGCCGGCGCCGCGGCTCGACCGTTTTGATCGTGAAGGCGGCGTTCGCCGCTGCTGCAGTCGCTCCCGCCACTTCGCCGGTGCGCTCCATGTGCCCGTTGATCCAGGTCGTAAGCCCATCCGTCGCCGCCCTGAGCGCCTCCAACTCGGTCCGGTAGACGAGTGGAGCCCCACCCTTCCCTGTGATCGGCTTCGCCTTGGCGTCCTTGGCGGTGCGCACCATTGCGTTGTAGCCTCCGTAGACCGGCGCCGCGAATGCCTTGAAGCAATTCAGCTCAGCCATCATAGAACCCCCCGGCTGTCGCCAATGTCGAAACTATCCTGTTGCACAGACAAGTCCGAGAACATCGTCTTCTTCCCGTCCCAGTGAAATATCTTCCGGTCACGCGGGGAGCCAAAGCGATCTTTCAGTTTGTACACCTCAATTCTTCCCATTGTCTGGTTGCACTGAGATTCCCAATCCAGCTTTGCCTTGCTCTGGTTTGTCTTGGGCGGATTCTTCTTTAGCCAGTCGTTCCTGTTGAAGTTGGCCAGCATCAAGTCGGCGTGCTCCTCAAGGCTGCCACCGTAGAAGTCCTCCATCTCCGGTTCCGGCTGTTCCTTCTGGCGGGCCATCTTGGTGAACTGGCACAAGGCGATGACGACGCAGCCGAGATCCTTGGCAAGCGTCTTGAGGTCGCGAGCGTTCTCGTAGGCGCGCTCGATCGGATCGATGCGAGTTTTACTCGGCCTCTCGATGAGCTTCAGGTGATCGACGACGAGCAGGCTAAGGCCATGCTTGCGCCGGTGCGCATAAGCGCGGCTCCGGATCTGCTGGATGGACATCTTCGCCTGGTTAACCATGCGCAGATGTAGCCCAGAATAGTCGTCAGATGCCTGAGAGAGGCGGGCGTACTGGTCCTCGTTCATGCCTCGCATGATGTCGCGCACCGAGACCCCTGTCTCGCCGGCGATTGAACGGGCCACGAGGCTGTCGGAGTCCATTTCCAGTTCGAAGAAGCTCGACGGGTCGTTTCTGCTGGTCCACAGGAGCTGCTGCATGGCGATAGCCGTCTTGCCCGCACCCGGGCCGCCACCCCATAGAACAAGGGACCCAGGGGCGAAGAAGCCGAACATCTCTTCGAGTCCTGCAAGGCACGGTTTCAGAGCGATCCCCTTCTTGCTCTTTGGCGATGCGGTCTTGAGGATGCGCTTGATGGTGTCGGAGACGGTCGTCTCGAATTCGATCGCCGCCGACCTGGAGATGTCGGCGATCCTCTCTCCGGCGCGATCGACGATGGATTGAGCATCCAGCCTCGGATCCTTGATGCTCTTGATCATGCCCTCGGCGAGGGCGAGCACGCGCCGCCGCGTCGCTGCGTCCCTGAGGTCGTGCGCATAGTCTCGTAGGGGGATGGAGTCCTCCTTGCCGGCGAAGTGCAGCAGACCGGACAGGTAGGCGTCGGCATCCTGACCATCCTGTAGCGTGCCGAGGCGGCCTGCAACGAGGGGAACGCGGATGGCTCGACCGTCGGAGGCCAGCTCCGTGATAACCGCGAAGATCTTCTGGTGGTCATCGGAGCCGAAGCAGTCCAGCGACAGAACGTCGCTGATGCCCCAGTAGTTCTCCTCGTTGAGCAGGATGGCGCCGAGCACCAGACGCTCGATCGAGACGTTGCCGATGCCCTCAGTCGAGGTAGACGACGCTGCGTCCATTTTGCATGTCCTTCTTTCTGGAAACCCACACATCGAGCCAGTCGTCCGGCTCAGGGGATGGAACGATCACGCACTCGACGCCCTCCTTGAGGGCGCGTGCCCGCAGGGTCTCGGCGGCATGGATGCCAGGCGGCCGGTCTACGTGATCGGTGAGCTTGTTGAGGCGGTGGCGGTCGCCATCGGCGTAGATCTCGATCCGGCGCACGCCCTTGGGGATCTGGAAGCCGATCATTCCGGAGGTCGAAAGCGTCGCCCAGACAGGGACGCGGCAACTAGTCAGCAGCATGACGCCGAGCGCAGTCTCGATGCCCTCGGCCAGCCTCAGCAGTTCGCCGACGGGAGCGAGCCGGACAGCGCCACCCGAGGCCGGCCCCAACCCGAGCTTGATCTTCTTGCCGTCCTTGTCGAGCATCGGCCGCCCGTCTGGAAGTAGGAATATCCTCCAGACGGCGATCAGCCTGCGGTCGGCCGCCTGCGTCCCGCCGATCAGTGCCGGGTGGAACTCGCCGCGACGAAGCTCGACGCGCGGGTTGAACCGCAGACTGGGAGGCCATGGCCGGTCGGACGGAAAGTCGGAAAGCTCGATGTCGCGTGAGTTGAGGTAAACCTCGGCGAGCGTCCCCGCGATCGGCACCGAAGCCCGCCAGACCTCAAGTGCCGTCTCCGACCTTGCGACAGCATCCAACTCCGCCTGTCTCTGGCGTTCGGCGGCGCGGCGTTTCGATTCCTCTTGGGACTTGGCCCAAGCCTTCTTCTCCTCCGGCGTCAACTCGCGTCCGCGGAGCCCGAGGTATCGTTCCTTGGCGAGTTGGACAGCCTCGCCGTGTGACTTGCAGCCGAAGGCCAGCTCGATGAGATGGATGAGGTTGCCACCGCCCTTCGTGTTGCCCGCCTGTCCCTGCCAGAAGCCAACCATCCCGACACGCGGCCCGGTAATGTGGACCGAACATTTCCCGTGGCAGTCGCCGCGCCAGTAATTCCGGTCCCTGCGCCCATCCCGAATGCATTCCTCGGCGATCTGCGCCGCATGATCGTTCAGCCGCTGGACGATCTCTTCGTAGGTGATCCTCTCGAGGACGGTCATTGTGTCGCCGTCCCGCCAAAGATTTCCAGTTGAGCGCGATCCTCATCAAGGGCGCGCAAGCACGCCGGGTTGAGCCAAAGCACTTCCGTGCGAGGCCGGGCGCCATCCGCCAGGGCGCGGGTTTCCACCCGCGTCCAACCCGACAGCATGTCGTCGTAAAGCTCGGACGGATAGCCCGACAGCACGACCATTCCTTCCGTGCGGTCGAGCAGCGCCAGCAGCTCTTCATGGTCGGCGGCCGTCAGTTCGTGACGATAGCCGTGCGTCTTCGCCCGGCCGTTGGCGATGGCTGATCTTGTTTCCGGCAGATAGGGCGGGTCGACGTAGAACAGGGTATCCGGCCGGGCGAAGCGTTCGATCAGCACGGCGGCCGGGCATTGCTCGATGACCACGCCCCGCAGACGATCGGCGAATTCGGGGATCGATCGGTGCCACGTCGACCAGGCCTGCGAGGGCAGAGCCCGGTTGTCCGACAGTCGAGACCGGAAACCCGTTCTGCAGGTTCGCGTCGTGCTATCCGACCCGTGCCCCATGAAGCTCAGCACGATCATCCGGTGCGCGTCGTCGACGTCATCGGCCGGGATCCCGTAGGCCCAATCGAATTCGGCGCGGGCGAACAGCGTCAGCTCCACCCGGCGCTTCAGGTCGGCCGCCTTGTCCACGTCGCGCAGCACGCGGAACAGGTTCACCAGCCGGCCGTCGAGGTCGTTGTAGATCTCGGCAGCGGTCGGCGTCTTTCTCAGCAGAACGCTTGCCGCGCCGCCGAACGGCTCGACATAGATCGTATGCGCCGGAAAATACTGGATGATCCAAGGGGCGAGGCGCCACTTACCACCATGCCACCGCAGGACGGGACGAGTAGGAGCGTTCATTCCGCGGCCCTCGGCACATCGACCGACAGCGCGACGGTCAGGGGCTGCACCCAGATCGGATCGCTCGACAGCATGAAGGTCTCGCCGGCCCAGGCGAGCAGCAGCGTGCGCCCCATGACGCCAGCCACCGCCGCGGCGGCATCCGGCGGCACGGCGTTGCCGATCCGCTCGCGCCATGCGCTGTCGGATGTCCCATCCATCTCGAAGCCAAACCATTCGTCCGGATCGAACAGGCTTTGCAAGGCGGCCAGCTCCAGTGTCGTGAACGGCCGATGCCAAGTCCCGTCGAGCGCGCGAATAACAGCCACGAGCTTGTCATTCTCGGCCGGCAGACCGGAGACAGGGCCGCCCTGCAGAAGCTCGCCGGGCATGTCCCGAGGATCTGCGACGCTCCACGGCCCGTTGTTGTTCTTGGCGAAGGCCGGCACGGCGCCGCTGTGGCGGTCCCAAGGTACGACGCCATAGTGACCCTGCGTCGAATACCCCTCACGGTGCTCGCCGTTGAGAGCCTTCGGCCGTGGATCGGCCACCGCGAAGGCGCCCTGCCCGGTCGTGCTGGCGCCGATGACGCTGCCGGAAGGCTCGCCGAAGGCCACCACCTTGTACTTGCCGCTACCCTCCCGGCCGGCCGGCGCCCTCGGGTCGGCCACGCAAAGCCCCCCGCCGCTTGGGTGCGTGCCGCCCGTCACCGTCTTCCCGGTGTCGCCCCAGTCGTGCACATGCAGGATGTTGTGATGGGTGGCGGGGCCGAAGCCCGTCCTTGGATCGGCTACGGCAAAACCGCCCTGACCGGGCGACTTGACGTTGATGACGGCGCCCATTGTCTCGCCCCAGCCACGAACGCCATACTGGCCGTACTCGCCGGCGCCGGCTGGTGCGCGGGGGTCGGCGACGGCGAACGTCCCGGTGGTCGGAGAGCCGCGGCCGGTGACGACACCGGAATGTCGCCCCCAGGGGCTCACGCCCAACACGCCGCCCTGCCAATTCTTGCCGCCAAGGTCGAAGTCCGGGATATCGGCCGCGTCGGCGCCGAGCGGAGCGATCCCGAAATCGGCCAGCACACCGCCCTCGACCTTGAGCTTGTTGAGCGAGCGCCAGTCCGAGCCGGCCTCGACGAAGGCGAGGCGAACCCATGTCTTCCAGTGCAGCGCCGGCATGCGGTGCATCGGGCCGGCCTGATCGTCGCCAGGCATCGGCAGGCGATCGAGGATCTCGCCGACGCCGCGCAACCGGCGCTTCGGCGGCTCGTACAGGAACGGCGGCACCTTCTCGCGATGCCGCGCCACCATCAGGAAACGCTTGCGGCTCTGGCCCAGCCCGCCGAGTTCGCCGCAGTCGTGCGTCGTCTCCGCGTAAGCATAGCCATAGTCGTCATAGAGTGCCTGGATTGCCCGCAGCAGGGGTCGGCCACGGTTGGCGATGCGCGGCACGTTCTCGAACAGGATGAACTCGGCGGGATCATCCTTGTCGGCCTCGAGCGCCAGCCAGACTGCCCTCAGCGTCAGACCGTTCAAGGCCTGATACTTCGCAGAGGCCGACGCTTTTTCGGACAGGAGGCCGGAGAAGCCCTTGCACGGTGCCGACACGAACCAGATGTGCGGGCGCTCGTAGCCCATGGCAGCCCGGATGTCGTCCGGCGTCGCCTCACGCCAGCCGGGCGGCGGCTCGTGACCGTGGAACGCCCGATACTGCTCCAGCGACATCAGGTCGAGCAGCGTCCCCTTGACGCCGGCGAAGCGCTCGAAGTCCCGGACGCCAGCCGGGTCGACGTCGACGCCGCCGATATTGCGAAACTTCGCTACGAGATTTCCGACACGCGCGTTGCCCTTGCGGAAGCCCTTGGCGCCAAAGCCAGAGCCGCAGCAAAGATGTCCCACGCGGACTTCTTTGACGATGTCGTTCACAGAAATGAATCCTGCTGGTAGGAGCGCCCCTTGTCGAAAGCGTAGGCAGGCTCGTGCATGATCCGGAGCGCGTCGAGCATGCAGAGCGCTTCGGCCTCGTCCTCAGTGTTGTAGGACCAGCCGTTTCGGTCGCAGTAGGTCTTGGCCTGCTGCTTCAGCCACTTGGACTTTTCTGGCTGCTTGGTGAGTTCCTTCGGCGCGCGGGTCTTGCCGTGCGTCTTCGACCTCCAAGTGGAGATGGCGATCAGTTCCGGCTCCCGGAGCCCCATGACGTGGCAGATAGTCTGCGCGTGCGTCGGCCAGCCGGAAGAGAACATGACCTGCTGCGCGTCGATCGCCGGTTTTCCCGGCTCACCGTGGTCGACGATGGTCATAAGCTCGATTCCGACCAGCGGGTCAGGCAGGCTGTTGAGCACCCGCCGAAAGTAGGAGCTGAACTCGGCATAGGCGGCGCCGGCCGGCTGCTGGGTGAACTTCCACGTGCCATGGCGGAGGCTACCGCCGCCGGCGAGGCAGTAGGCGAAGCCCATTGTCCTGCCCGGGTCGAAGACGAAATAAGAGCCGGGGGCGGAGCTCATAGCTGCGGCCTCGCGGCATAAAGCAACTGCGGCGGCATGCGAAGAAGCGGGCGAGGACCCCACACGTACCAGGCGTGATCCTCGGTGCCTTTGTTGTCGCCCTCAAACCACTGAATGCGGTCGAGCAATACGATCTTGGCGACAAACCGTGGGTTATCCGCGAACAGGTGACGCCGCGTTTTCCCACTGTCGAACTTGGCCGTCAGGAGCAGCCCAACCGTGCCGGCGCAGCGCTGAAGCGCCTTCTCGGCAAACTTTACGGCTACCCGATTTCCCTTCCCGTATGGCGGGTTGGTCACGATCTCGTCGAAGACATCGTGGCCTTCGCGCGCCGAAAGAAAGTCGAACTCAGCGTCGTGCTGGCGCTCATAAGTCGTGATGTCGGAGGTGAAAACGGACGATCCATGCTCGCGGAGCACATCGGCCATCTTGTGGTTGCCAGCCGCTGGCTCCCATAGCTTGGAGCCGCGAACCGGGAAGAACCTGATGAACGCTTCGGTTGCCCAAGCCTCGGTTTCGTAGAGGTCGTTGGGCCGGCGCTCGAATGCTGAAGCGACGACGGTCATTCATCGACTCGAAGAAATGTGGTGGGGAAGGCGCCCGCCAGTGGCGAGCGCTAGATCCTGTCGATGCCGAGGGCTTTCGCGAGGCCGCGTTCCATCTTCTGGAGCGCCTTGTTGATCCTGAGATCCATGTTGATGAGCCAGAACTGCACCGGGTCACCAAACTCGGGAAACCTAATCATCCGCACGAACTGCTTGTAGGGCATGGAGCCCTTGGCAACGTTGCACCGCTCACAGGCGGCGACGATGTTCTTCCGCTGGTTCGACCCGCCCAACGCCCGAGGATCGACGTGATCTCGCGTGACCGTGCGAATGGTCAGTTTGGTCCGGCAGTAGTGGCACCGGCCATGCTCCTTGCGAAGTGCATCTTCCCTATCCGCACGGTCGAACGCTTGATCCAGCTTGCGCTGCTGGTGCGGGGTCAGGCCGAAGCGGTTTCCCCTCCGGCGCCCCATGGGTCACACGTTCGGAAGCGGCGATGCCTTCGAAAGGATGTCGTTGAGGTCGCCGAGCGTATCGAGAATGACGATGCGCATGGGGCTACACGGCTTCAGCGGCTCACCCACAAACGCCGCCTCGCCGGCATAGTCCGCGGCGGCGTCCGACGGTTGTTCTCCAACGGCCCGGACCGCGCTCTCACCCCACCAGCACTCGGTCTGCCGGCCGTCACCGGCACGATAGCGCACGAGGTAACCGTTCTCCGCGGTGGTGTACTCGGAGCGGCCGATGACCTCGCCGGTCTCGGGGCTGTGCGTCAAACGCACGATGGCGCCGAGCTTGAACTTGAATTCACTCATGATTGTCTCCGTTGGTCGCATGCTTGCGGGTCGCCGCCGAAATCGGCGGTCAGTTGCCGGCGTCTTCCATGGCGCTCGACAATTCCTTGTTCACGAAGGCCGTGCCCTCGTTGTAGCCCTCCTGCCAGCGCTGGAACTGCGAGGAGCCAGGCTGGTAAGGATTCACGTTCTGCTTCCGCAGGCTGCCGGCGGCCTTGCCCTGCTCGAAAGCCTTGTCGTCCTGCGGCGCCCTGTCGTCCATCAGTTCGAGCTGGCGGCCGAGCGCATGACCGAACAGCTTGGCAATGCGGATCTTCCGCTCGAACTCGGCGATGACCTTGCCGGAGTCCTTGTCTTCGAGCGACAGCGCGAACTCGACGTCCTTCTTCGAAAAGCCGAGATCCTTGAGCCGTTTGTAGACCGCGCCCATGTCTCCCTTGGTACCGGCCATGGTCGACGTCAGTTCCTTGATCTCAGTGTATCCGCGCAGGAACTGCTGGTCCTCGTAGAGCTCCTGCTCAGTCTTCTCGTTGTGATCTCTGCTCATCATCGCCATCCCTCTTTTCGCTAGCCGCCCCGGCTATTCGTGCAACGAGGTTCGATACCGCCTGACGGCTGACCCCGAACGATCGGGCGATGTCCGCGTGGCTCGTCCCCTCGTTCAACATGGACCGGAGCCTCTGCAGCTGTGACCCAGACCACTCAATCTTCGCCGTCATTCGGTGAAGCCCCAGAGAAGAGACGCCGCAAAACGACAGTCTCCGGAACGTAACGTGTAGGGAGTTGTCAACATGACCAAGGAAAAGCCTTTACGGGGCAGTCTCGAGACACGCCTTCGCCAGCCATTCCAAAGAAACGCCACGAACTCGCTTCTTGCGCGCGGCCGCAACTACGGCAGGCCAATACTCCATCGGGATACGCCCGCGTTCCCGCCACTTCCTGGCGGTCTGATAACCGACGTCGACGGCGCGAGCGAACTCAGCGACAGCTCCCCATACGCCGTTCGGCCCCCAAGCCCACCTGTCGATGAGTTCGGGAATGGAGGTAGGACATGATTGCTTCTCGCTCATGCGGCAGTTTGTACAGCACGTATAAAACTCCTGCAACCCCTCTTCCTACGCCGCGTACTAGATATTTGATCCATAATCGGCGTATGAAAAATGTTATCGACGAGAGAACCCGTCTCGAGCGGGCGCGCCGCCTCAAGGAGGCGCGGATCAAAGCCTTTGGCGACAATCTCAGCGAGATGTACCGGCAGGTCCGATTGCCGGTCACCCAGAGCGCTTACACCCATCATGAGAGCGGCCGGCGCGCCTATGACTACGACCTGGCGCTCGCATATGCGGATCTTTTTGGGGTAACTGCCGAGCACCTGTACAACGGGCCTGACGCAACGAACGGCAGCGGCATCCAGATCCCTGTCGTTTCGATGGTCACCGCCGGCATGCTGCAGTTCCGCGATGGCGTCGAGAAGAAGGACGTCATCAGGACCATAACTCTGAGCGGCCTCCCGGATGGGGAGTGGATGGGGCTCATAGTCGATGGCGATTCCATGAATCGGATCGCCCCGCCCGGCGCCATCATTGCGGTGAACAGGCGCGACAAGACGCTGCTGAACGACAAATTCTATGTCTTCGTCAATGGTTTAAGTGAATCGACGTTCAAGAAGTTCAGGAAAAATCCGCCAAGAATGACCCCCTACTCGACGAATCCCGACCACATGTCGATCCCGCTGACGGACGATGTGCAGGTCTTCGGAAGAGTCAAAGTCGTCGTCACAGAGATCTGAGATTCAGGGAAGAATCTCCTCTCGTGCTCGGTGGTGAGCCCTGAGCCCGGACATAGGAGGACTAAGCCCTGTGCTCGCGAGCATCCAGGGTTAGCCCCTATGCCGGATGACATGCTCGGCGGAGCCGCCCGTCACCCATCCCCGGCGCTCGACACCAGCGTCGCCAGTTGTCCGCACTTTTTCGTCGCCTCTGGTAAGGCCACGGCAGGAACCCCTTCGGACTTTCGGAGTGGGGCTTCTATCTTCCTGCGCCCGATGGTATAGAAAAGACCTCAGCAATGAGGCGAGAGCGCCACCGTCTCTACCGACCGCTCTCCATCCAAAGCCCCAGGTTCCCGCCTGGGGCTTTTCGCTTCTACGCCCTCTCCTGATCAGCCGTCAATACACCGTGTACGAATCCCCTTGACGGCGATTTGTACACAGCGTACTAATCGCGCCATGGAGGCACCGATGACCGCTTCGACCCGCACGACAAGGCAGGAAGCGACATCGCAGAACCAAACCCGCGAAGCGCTCGACGCTTGGCGGCGAGGTGACCGCCTCTCTGACGAACAGCAGGACGCCGTGATTTGGGCGATGTGCTCATCTCTTGCCCGCGCCCTTGGCTATCAGACCTAACCAAACCAGAGGGCGGCCTATGGCCGTGCAGCCATGCACATCGTCCGGCTCAATGCCGAGAACATCAAACGCTTGTCCGCCGTGGAGATCGCCCCGAACGGCAATCTCGTCGAGATCACAGGCAAGAACGGCCAGGGCAAGACCTCTGTGCTCGACGCCATCTATTGGGCGCTGGCCGGCACCAAGCCCATCCAGGACAAACCCGTGCGCAACGGCGCCGACAGCGGATCGGTAACGATCGATCTCGGCGAGTATGTCGTGACCCGCAAGTTCCGCGTTCGGGATGACGGCGAGTACACGACCTCGCTCACCGTCGCCAACAAGGACGGCGCCAAATACAGCGACCCTCAGAAGCTGCTCAACGCGTTGGTCGGCGATCTCGCCTTCGACCCCCTCGACTTCTCACGGATGAAGCCGCTCGACCAAGTCGTCGCGTTGCGGGCTCTGGTCCCAGGCTACGACTTCGCCGACGCCGATCGCCTCAACAAGAAAGACTTCGAAGCGCGCACGGAAGTGAACCGCACGATCCGAGACCTTCAGGTTCGCGTCGAAGCGATCACCCTTCCGGACGGCACCCCCGACGAGCGCGTCGACCTCGCGGCGCTGATGGAGGAGCTGCAGAAGGATCTCGATGCCAACGAGGCAGCCCGCCGCCATGCCGAGAAGGTCAATTCACACACGGCGGCCATCGCCACTCTCGAGGAAGAGATCCAGCGCGGACGATTCGATATCGCCCGCTTGCAAGCGGAAATCGCCAACATCGAGAAAAATATCGCTGCACGGGAGCTCGGCATCGAGGAACACCGCGATCTTATCGACGACCTCGGCTTGGCTCCGGCCCAGATCGACACCACAGACGTGCGCCTGAGGATCGCCGAATCCGAGATGATCAATCGGAGCGTCGAACTGAAGAAGCAGCGGCAGACGCTGAACGCCGAGCTTCGCGCCAAGACAGAGGAGAGCGCCAGTCTGACCGGGCGCATCGCCGCCCGCAAGGCCGCTGCCGCCAAGGCGGTTCGGGACGCCGATCTCCCGGTAGAGGGGCTGGAACTCAGCGAGGACGGCGTCCTGCTCAACGGCGTGCCGTTCGATCAGGCTTCCGATGCCGAGCAGTTGCGTGTCTCTATCGCCGTCGCCGGGGCCATGAACCCCCGCCTTCGCGTTATCCGAGTGCGCGATGGATCGCTTCTGGACGACGACTCCATGGCCGCCCTCGCCAGCTATGCCGAGGCCAACGGACTGCAGGTGTGGGTCGAGACGGTCCAGTCCGGCCGGCAAGCCGCCATCGTCATTGAAGACGGACACGTCGCCACTCCGGCGGCCGCCGAAGCTGCGGAGTGAGCGCCATGTCCTACCGCTACATTCGCGAGCACTACGGGCTCGATTTCAAATTCGGCGACCGCGTCATGCACGATGAAACGCAGAAGCATGGCGCCGTGGTCGACGAGAACAGCGGCTGCGCCCATTACGTCCAGGTGCAGTTCGACGGCGCCAGGTTCCCCGTTCCATGTCACCCGCAGTCCCTCATCAAGGAGGGGCAGACGCCGCCCACATTCAAGACCACGGAGGCCATGGGATGACGACCATCGCCCTCATCCTCTGCAGCATTGCCGCCGCCTTCGGTTCGGTCGTGCTCTCGGTCTCGATCGGCCGGCAGATGGGTCCGACGAAGCAATTCTCGGACATGACCCCGCTCGAAGTGGAGAGCCTGGGAGGCAGCATCATCGCCGTCCTCACGCTGGTCGCCGCCTCGATCACCCTTGCCGTTCTGGCTTGAGCGAGGGAGGAAGAAATGCCCGCACCCATCGACTTCAAGCCTGACGAGAACGGCGTCTATCACCTACCGGATGGCATCTACTTCGGCCTGTCGGAGAAGATCTACCATGCTGATGATGCGCTCGGCTCGACATCCATCATCGATCTCGCCAGCAAGCCCTGCCTTTGGCAATACAACCGTTTGCGCCCACGCAAGGAGATCGAAACCGAGTACCTGACTTGGGGTCGCGCCTGGCACTGCCGCGTCCTCGAGGGCAAAGCGGCGTTCGATTCCCGCTACGCCCGGCCACCAAGGCCTGAGGACTTTCCTGGCTGCCTCGTGACGTCCGACGACGTGAAGGACTTCCTCCGCCAGAACGGGCAGCGGCTTACCGGCGTCAAGTCAGAACTCGTCGCCCGCGCCAAGGCCTGCGAAGACTGCCCGCCGATTTTCGATGACCTGCTTGCGGCCTGGAGAGTCGAGCACCCCGACTTTGTCGAGCTCACCCCGCGTCAGGTGCAGGAGATCGAGGACGCCGTCTCGAACATGCTGCGCGACCCGACGCTGGCGGCCGTCATGCAGGCTGGTGCGCTGATCGACGGCGCCGCCGAGATGTCCGTCTTCTACACGGAGAACGGCATCCGGCGGAAGGCGCGCTTCGACTATAGCCTCGCCCCCGCCGGCGCACGCACCAAGAGCCTAGTCGTCGACCTCAAGAGCTTCACCACATTCCGGAGTGGCAGCGACGAGGAGGCGGCCGTTTCCAAGCTCTACGAGTTCGCCTACGACGTGCAGTCAGCTTGGTACCTTCGTGCGTTTCGCGCCGCCAAGCGCCTTCTCGCCGAAGGGCTGGTCTTTGGCGACGCACCACAGAGCGGCTACGTCGAATCCTTCTTCGGCGCCGATGAGGTCGATTGGGTCTGGGTCATGATCCGGCGCGACGCCGGCATGACCCCGGTCGTCGCATCCATCGGCGGCGACGTCTCCTACGTAGGCGAGGACGGATCGGTCGAAACGCATCCGGATCCGGTCATCGTCCACGCCGACCGCATCATTGACGACACCCTCGACGTCTACCGGTCCTATGTCGACCAGTTTGGCCTCGACCAGCTCTGGACGCCGCCGCCGAAGGTTCCCCTCCGGCTCAACGCTTCCATGTTCCCCACCTACAACCGAGGCCTTTCCTATGAGCAGCCCGCAGCCCGCTAACGCCCTCGCCATCTTCGACGAGATCCGCGGCGACATCGCCCCCCTTCTCGCCGAGAACGGGCAGTCTTTCGACCGGCTGCTCTCCACCTTCAAGATCGCGGTTCTCCAGGAACCGAAGCTCCTTGAGTGTACTCCCGACAGCCTGCGTCGCGAGATCTCCAAATGTGCCGCGGACGGGCTCGTTCCCGACTCCAAGGAGGCAGTGCTGCTGCCCTATTGGGACAGCAAGGAGAAGGCTTTGCTCGCGAACTACCAACCGATGGTGCACGGCATCATCAAGCGGGTGAAGGAACTTGGCGGCGTCTTCTCTATCATGTGCAAATTGGTGCACGAAAACGACGAGTTCATCCTCAACGAGGCCGACCCGGACTCGCTGGTGCACAAATCAGACCCGTTCGCGAAGCCGGATCGGCGTGGCGCCGTCGTCGGCGGCTATGCCATCTTCCGCGACGACCAGAAGCGGGTGATGCATCTAGAAACCATGTCGCTCGAGGACTTCGAAAAGGTCCGACAGGCTTCTAAGGCACCGGAGAGCCCGGCGTGGAAAAAGTGGTGGAATGAAATGTGCCGCAAGGCCGTGCTCCGCCGTGGCTCGAAGTATGTCCCGATCAACAACGACAAGATCCGCGCGCTGATCGAGCGCCAGGACGACATGTTCGACTTCCGCCAGACGGCCCAAGCCGAGCGCGTCGATCCATTTGCCGGCGGCGCGGCACTGGAAGGCCGCAAGGAGCCGACGCAAGCCATCGAGCACCAGCGGACCCAGACGATCGAGATGGCCGCCACGGAGCGCCAGGATGCCCGTGTGATGGCCTCCGTCCGAACGGACGACCAGCCGGTTCAGAAGACCAGCCAGGAGCCCGTCAAGCGCCAGAAATACCTGGAAGACGCTCCCGCCGTTCCTGACGTCATGACGACCGATGCCGACGAGACGGTCGCTGTTGCCGAGTCCTTCGGGAAGGTGCTGGCGATCGCCAATGAACCCGGCTGTTCTGTCGAGGACCGGCGCGGGATCCTGAAAGCCATCGCCCCTGAGAAGAAGGCGAACATGCCTGAGCACCTGCATGAGGCCCTGCGCATCGTCATCTCCATGGTCGACTGGTGCCTTCAGCGGGAGGCGCGTGGCATGTCGTGGGCTCCCGACCACATGACCTTCTCGCAGAAGCTGGCCGCCAAGCTCGACGTCGAACGCCTCAACGTCGGCAAGTACCAGTGAGGTCCGCCATGAAAATCAGGATCATCGACCTTGAAACGACCGGAACCGACAAGGACCTGAAGGCGGGCAAGAGGGTGGAGATCTGCGAGATCGGCTACACCGATGTCGACGCGGAAACGCGCTATGTCTCCATGCCCACTTGGCATTACGTCGACCCCGGCATGCCGATCCCGCCGGAAGCGCGAGCCATCCACCATATCTCGGACGCCGATGTGGCCGGCGCCATGTCGCCGGCGGAGGCCCGCGCCCTGCTGATGGCGGGCATGGAACCGGGCGACCTGTTCGCCGCCCACCGCGCCTCCTTCGAACAGACCTTCTTCCCCGGCGGGACGCACGAGTGGATCTGCACCTACGTGGCGGCCAAGCACCTCTACGACGACCTGCCGGGCTATTCCAACCAGACGCTCCGCTACATCCTCGGCATCGACGAGGGGTTCGAGTGGCCGGTGCTCGCCATGCCGCCGCACCGGGCCGGCCCGGACTCCTACGTCACGGCCGGTATCGTCCGCCACATGTTGGTGGAGAACTCGACCCGCGACCTCACCGTGCTGTCCAGGCTGCCGATCCTTCAGAAGCGCGTGCCCTTCGGAAAATACGAGGGCCAGCTCTGGGCCGACATGGACGCCGGCTACCTCGAATGGATTCTGAAGAAGGACTTCGACGACGAGGTCATGAACACCGCTCGGCACCATCTCCGCCAGCGGCGCCAGGATGCCACCCCCTACCCGTTCGCTTAGGAGACCGCCATGCAGATCCTGAAAAGGGGCGACATTGTCCACCTGCCGGCAAAAGTTACAGGATTCTCAACTGCTGGGGATGTCATCAATCTAGAGACAGTCTCCGGTCGGGTATCGGTTTGGGCTGTCCCCGTCGACTCCGTAGATGTCAACACCTTCAACCTCTCGGTGGGCGATCGGATCAGCCTGTCTGACGCTGAGTGCGCCTACGCCACCGTTCTCGGCGCCACGGACGACGAGGTGTGGATTAAGCCGGACGGCGCCGACAAGTCGACCACCATCAGCCGCAAGGCCATCAAGGGCCGCCTTCCAGATGACGAGCCGGAACTGCCGACCGAATTCGGAGACGTCTCCCATGGCTGACCGCGCCCACCTCGAACGGATTACCAAGGAACTTGTCGATCAGGGCAAGCTCGTTGAGGCCGGCTGGAACGGGCTCCGTCTCGCTGCAATCCCGCTCAACACCCCGGCGGCACAGCTTGAAGAAATGCGGGCGGCATTCTTCGCCGGCGCTCAGCACCTCTTCGCGTCATTGATGTGCGTGTTCGACGATGGCGAAGAGCCTACCGATGCCGATCTCCGCAAGCTCGATCTGATCGAGCGCGAGTTAGCCGACTTCATCCGCGCCTACGAGATGAAGCACGTGAAGCCTGAAGGGAGCGCGTGAGCGATGACCGATCGCATCTCCTGCTGCGTCCCGTTCTGCAAGCACACTCGCGGTCTCCACAAGGACGAGACCGAACTCCCCCATGAATGGATCTGTGCCAGGCACTGGCGCGCCGTCACGAGGAAGCTGCGGCGGCTCAAGTCGCGGACCGAAGCCGCCTATGTCGCCGCGAAGATCAAGTGCGAGGCCGTCGAGAGAGAAGGGATGGCATGCGCTCGGTCGCATCATGGCGGCATCGATCGAGCGATCATTGATCGCTTCTGCGAGGCGGCGGATCGACTGAACCGGAAAGGAGCACAGTGCATGCGGGTATGGGAGCGCTGCAAGCGCGCTGCCATCGAGGCGGCGGGAGGGATCGGATGACCGAACAAGAGAAGGCAGTCATCGACGCTACGATTGTACTCTGGAACACCTTCTGTGCTCTGCCCGTCGAACACCCAGACGATGCGACCGAAGTTCGTCACGCGGTCCATCTGATCCAAGACAAGGTCTTGGCCCGACCGTCACGGCGGCAATTGAACGGGGGAGCAGGATGACCAGAATTCTCGTCCGTGGCGGCACGAAATACCAAAACGCCGACCGGGTCTTCCTCGTGCTCGACCGTGCAGTGAAGAACCTCGGCATGACCGTGCTGATCCACAGCGACGCCAAGGGCGCCGAAAGCATCGCCGGTGGATGGGCGGGACTTCACGGCATTGAGGCTGTCCTCTTCCGAGCGGAGTCGACCACGTATGGCAAGACCGCCGTTCCCATACTGAACACCAAGATGCTCGAGGAAGGGCGGCCTAATCTCGTCATCGCCTTCCCTGGCGGTTGGGACGTCGATGATCTGATCCACAAGGCGCGCGAGGCCGGCGTCAAGGTCTACGAGATCGACCGCCTATGACCAAGATCGCCCCATCCAAGCCGGCGCCGGCTCCGCCCCAGGGCTACCGCCCTCACATGCCACTGAAGGTGAAGCTCGAGGCGGCGTTGCGCGCCCTCGGTCTGACGCTGGAAACGGTGGATTGGGATCACGATCCGCCGATCCAAATGCGGGTCTGGGTGCCCGAGAAGGGCGATACCGAGCCGTCGGCGAATGACCCGGCACACATCGTGCCGCGGCGCCGGGAAGACCACCGCCGCAAGACAACCGGCGGTGCCACCAAGGCGAAGGCCCAGGGCGACGTCACCGAGATCGCTAGAACCAGGAGGCTCGCCGAGAGCCAGGAAGAATTCCGCCGCCGGCTGCTCGCCAAGGAGCCCGGCACCGAGCCGAAGCCCAAGAGCAAATGGTCGAGCAGACCGTTCGGCACCAGCAAAAAGGAGCGTAGACCCTGATGCCCCATCCTCCCCTCGTCCCGCGTTCGAACAAGGCGCGCTCAGTCGGCCGGCGAGGCGACATCCCACCACGGCACGACCGGATTATGCGCCGGATCGACGAACTCAATGTCACGTGCGAATCCGTGGCGTTCCGCGCCGGCTACTCGTTCACGACCCTGGAGGATATCCGCGCCGGCCGGCTCAAGAGGGACCGCATTCTGACCGATTTCGAGGTCGCGCTCGATCTGCCGAAGTGGGAGAGCCGAAACGCATGATCTCCGGTCGCTCCCGACTGATAGGGCCGGCCGTTGGCGGCCCACTGGACGGCCAGTGGCTTGAGTTCGGTCGGGATGAGATCTGCGCCCCTGACGGAACGCGCTACCTCTGGACGCCAATTCTGGTCAACGGGAGGACAGTCGCCGGTTTCTGGAAGGTAGGAAACGTCGGCGAGGCAATCGCCATCGAGACACTGATTTCGGGCTACCGGAAGAGCCCGCCGGCGTAAGCCGCAAATCCTCCGCTCCGCAAGTATGCGAACCATGGAGATCAATGATGCTGGACCCGTTGCTCCGGGCGTCCCTCCGGCACGACATTATCGAGGTGCTGGCCGCCGCTGACAACGTCACCGGGCAGGTAGGAGACCTTGCCGACCATTTGACGGCCGCCGTCGAGAAGCTCTGGAACGACGTTTCCAGCGCGCGGATGCAGGAACTCGACGCCAAGCGCCTGCTGGCCGATATCGCCGCCCACATCGGCACCGCCCAATCCTCGGCTCAAGTCGCCAAGGACGCCGCGTACCTCGTTGCGATCGACACCGAGGGCGGCGCATGACGACCTGGTCCCCACAGCAGAACGAGGCGCTGTCGACCGCCGGCGCGTGGATGCGGATGAAGTATTCGCCGACGTTCTATCTGGCTGGATACGCAGGAACGGGCAAGACCACGCTCGCCATGCACCTTGCGCAGCATGCTCGCGGCAAGGTGGCGTTCGCCGCCTTTACCGGAAAGGCGGCGCGCGTGATGCGCAATAAGAGCTGCGCCGACGCCAAGACCATCCACAGCCTGATCTACCACGCGGAAGTCGACTTGGAGACAGGGGAGGTGTCGCTCATTCTGAAGTCGCCGGAAGAACTCCGCGACTACAGCCTCATCATCGTCGACGAGGTCAGCATGGTGAACGAGGATCTGGGGAAGGATCTTCTCAGCTTCGGCATCCCGGTCCTGGTGCTCGGCGACCCCGCGCAGCTCCCGCCGCCGAGCGGCGCCGGCTTCTTCACCAGCCGCGGCCCGGACTACATGCTGACTGAGGTCCACCGGCAGGCAGCCGACAGCCCCATCCTGAAGCTGGCGACGAGCATCCGCCAAGGCGAATGGAATCGTGCCGAAGTCGACCACCCTAACCTTTCGGTGGTTCGAAAGTCCGGCTTCGATCGGTCCGTCGCCACCGATGCCGATATCGTCTTGGTCGGTCGGAACGCCACCCGGCGGAGCTTCAACGACTGGATCAGAAAAAAGGCCGGTATAGCCGCCGGCGCCATGCCTCAGACAGGCGAGCCGGTGATTTGCTTGAAGAACGACCGCCAGGTGCGCGTCAACAATGGCGACCTGTTTCGCGTCGAGGCGGTCAAGTCGAAGCGCGGAAAGACGATCAGGCTCGAGCTCTTTGATGCGGAAACAGGCGCTCAGCGCTCGGTGACGGTTCCCAAGGAGTTCTTCCGCAACGACGCGAGGGCCGCAGAGATGCCCTACCGCGACTTGATGAACAAGCAGCAGTTCACCTTCGGCTACGCCATCACCTGCCACAAGTCGCAGGGCTCCCAGTGGCCGCATGTCTGCGTCTTCGACGAGAGCGAAGCCTTCCGCGAAGACAGCCTGCGCTGGCTGTACACGGCCGTCACCAGGGCGGCCGAAAAGCTCACACTCGTGCTCAGGGAGAACTGATCATGACAGCCGCCTATCCGCTTTCCTGGCCCGAAGGATTCCCGCGTTCACAACGACGCGAAACGGGCTCCTTCCGCACCACACTCGCCGGCGCATTGAAGAACGTGCAGGACAGCCTTCGGCTGTTCGGGCGAGACAGTGGCAAGCTCGTCTCGAACGTCGTGCTGTCGTCGAATGTGTCGCTCGGCATGGAGAAGCCGGCCGATCCGGGCGTAGCCGTCTGGTTCGTCTGGGACGGCGAGCAACGGTGCATCCCTGTCGATCGCTACAGCACGCCAGCCGCCAATCTGCAGGCCATACACCATGTCCTTGAGGCGCGACGCGTCGAACTTCGCCACGGCACACTGGCGCTGGTCCGGGCCAGCTTCAAAGGCTTTTCGCTGGCGTTGCCGGCGCCGGGCCGCAAACCGTGGCACGAGGTCCTCGGCATTCGCCCGTCGGCCACCAAGGTCGAAGTGGACGCCGCTTACAAGCGCCTTGCCCGCGAACGTCATCCCGACGCCGGCGGCAGTGACGCCATGATGGCCGAACTCAATGCGGCGCGAGACTTATCCTACAAGGACAACGGCTTTGCATGATCTCCCTCCTCCTCCGGAAAGTCGAGCGCCGGATTTCGACAGCGACGATCAGGATGGAGCCCTGTTCCGCTTCTGGATCCGCGGCGCCAGCGACTACCCTTACGAAGTAGCGAAAGCCCTCGCGAAGGCAACAACCCCAGCCGAGTACCGCAGGTCACTCATCGCTTTAGCTGCCGAGAAACGCGTCAACCTGCCGCTGTTGCGCGAGGAGAAGGAGCCCCAGAAATGACCCGTGAAGAAATAAAGCAGGCCGTCCGCGCGGACATTCTCGCACGCAAGGCACCGTTTACGTTCGCCGAAGCCGCCGACGACGCTGAGGACAAATACGGCCGGGGAGAGCGTCGTCCGGGTGGGTGGAGAACTACGACTGATCTGATTGTCGATGCGCAGATCCAGTCCCTGCGCAGAAAGGGGCTCATCAGGACTGAGCGACGCGGCCGGGTACAGCTTTGGTCGGTTGTGGAGGAGCTGAAGCCATGACCATCATCCCCTCCGCCGCCGCTTTGCCGGCATGCCTCGCCGTTGGCGACGTACAGACCGCTCACGGCAAGCTCAGCAAGATCCTCTCCGAGAGCGAAATCCGAAACGTCGCCGAGGCGGCCATCCTCGCGGCCCTGCCACATCTTGGAGAGCCTGCAGAGTGGCAGCGCTACGTCGCAAGGCAGAGTATGGGATGGTGGCAGTTCGTAGATTCCGAGGACATACCGCACTATCGCGCTAAGGGCGCCATCTTGCGACCCCTCTACCTCGCGCCGCCGGGGCCGGCCGTGGCTGTGAAGCCGCTGGAGTGGGAAGAGTGTGATTGGCACTGGCAGCGGGGGGCGTCCCCAATTATCTCGCCGAGCGTTTATCTTGTGCGCCCCTGTCTTGCCGATAGGTGGGCAGGCCAATGGATGACCTATGCGCCGGGAAGCTCCCCAGATGAGCGTTCCCGCATCGGTGAATTCTATCCGACAGCCGACGCTGCCAAGGCCGCCGCCCAAGCCGACTACGAGCAGCGCATCAGATCGGCCCTCGTCGATGTCCCGGCGCCTGCCCCGTCCATTCCGGTCGGCTGGAAGCTGGTGCCGGTCGAGCCGACGATCGAGATGGTGACTGCTCCGGCAATTGACCATGAGGACAGCGCCACTCCGGATGCATCCGAGCGGGTTTACCGAGCCATGCTCGCCGCCGCCCCCGAGCCGCCCGTTGTATGTAGCGGAGCGGCCTCCGGCGATACACAACAGCCGTTGCCTGTAACGGATGAAGCGCAAATTGACCCGGTGAAGGCGCAGATGGCCGAGGCGCTGAGGCCGTTTGCTGAATTCGTCCGCGATGTCGATCCCTTCTGGGATGACCAGCGACGCATTTCGACGCTGAACCTTGAGTTCAACAAACTGACCGTCGGTCTTTTCCGTGCCGCCGCCGCCGCGCTCGCCGCCTACGAGACGGAGGCGCGCCATGGGTAGGCGAGCCGCAAGCCGTTAAATTGAAATCGCGGCGATGCCGCACCCCCGCAATTATGCGACTTCGGAGACCTTCGCCTTGTCCCCTACCACCCTCTACGTGACAGAGGCCGCATGCGCCGCAGCGCTCGGCTTCAGTGTTGAACGGTGGTCTCAACTCCGCTCTCAGTATGAGCGGCTTGGGCTGCCGCTTCCCGACCCAATAAGCCGCCGCCGCTATTGGCCGGCTGTACGGGCTTTTTTCGATCGACATAATGGGATCCCCGGCAACTTAGCCGAGGGAGACATTGAGAAGGGAGAAGAGAACCTTGAAGCATTCAAACCCCAAGGTGGACGGAGCCGTAGGGCTGGAGGCAAAGCCTCGAGCTGATGGCACTTACCGCCTGCTGTGGCGCGCTCCGAAGGCAGGGCAGAAAGACGGGTATCACCCTAAGTCTGTCGCCATTGATCTCGACATCAACGACCCGGCTGACCATCCCGGCATCCGGGCCGCATGCGAGCGCGAGCAGGCGCGATACAACGAATGGAGAGGCGCAAAGGCAAATCCTGTGCGGGTGGTTTCGACGGTCAAGGACTTGTCGCGGCTCTACCAGACGCACGAAGCCTCGCCATTCAAGTTGGTCAAAGAGAACACGTTGGTCACCTACTTGGGTGAGCTTCGCTTGGTCGAGCGTACCGTCGGAGACCGAACCCTAGCCAGCATTAAGGCGGCCGACTTCCGTCGTTGGTTCAACGCCGCCCGCGATTCGATCGACGGCGGCGCGCTGCGCAAGGCCCAAGGCTTCATCAAGAGGCTGAGGGCCATCGTGTCGTTCGGGGTAATGGCGGAGATTCCGTCGTGCGGCCGACTCAAGGCCATCCTAGACGAGATGCGATTCGAACAGCCGCCTCGGCGGGAGACCGCCATCACCTACGACATGGTCGTGTCGATCATCGCAAAGGCACACGAGCAAGGGAGACCGAGCATTGCCCTTGCGCAGGCCCTGCAGTTCGAGACCAGCCTCCGCCAGACCGACGTTGTCGGCATATGGATCAGGAAGCCAGGTGGCGTAGGCTCGCCGTACGCCGTGAAGGGGAAGCAATGGCGCGGCCTGCTCTGGCAGGATATCAGCTCCGAGCTAATCCTCACGCTCAAGACCAGCAAGAACGGCGCAACGGCCGGCTATGATCTTGCGGCCATGCCGCTGGTCAAAGCCGAGATTGACCGGCTCCCCAAGGATCGGCGGATCGGTCCCGTCATCATCAACGAGAACACCGGCCTCCCTTACCTGTCGCTGGTGTTCTCCCGAAACTGGCGGAAGATCGCCGACCTCGCCGGAGTTCCCAAAGAGGTCTGGAACCGCGACAGCAGGGCCGGAGCAATCTCCGAAGGCGACGAGGCGGGCGCCACGGTCTCGGATCTCCAGCGAATGGCGACCCACACGACGACCAAAATGACCAGCCGCTACATCCGCGGCGCGGCCATTGAGACGAGCCGAAAGGTCGCCTACCTGCGGGATGCGAATCGCAACAAGAAAGGCAAATGAGAACGCCTTCGGAACTTAGCTTCCCACAAGCGTCCCACGGGCTTCCCACGGATTCGGGCTAAGTAGTGGAGCGGGTGAAGGGAATCGAACCCTCGTATTCAGCTTGGAAGGCTGCTGCTCTACCATTGAGCTACACCCGCTTGGATGGCCGGATGTTTAGGGACGCGGCCGGGGCTTGTCAACGCCGCAGCGCGCCGGCAACGGCGGCGATCATGGCGTGCACCACCGCGGGGTCGGCGCGGCGGCCGGTGTGGTTGAGGCGGACGAGCCGGCCGGCGCCGGCGCCGACGCCCAGCGATAACTCCGGATCGGCGGCGCGGAGGCACGCGAGGAAGGCATCGACCTCGATGTCGGCCGGCACGGCGAAGCTGGTGACGAGGTGCGACGCCTCGCCTGCCGCCGCCCAGGGCGTCAGGCCAAGTGCGACGAGGCCGTCGCGGGCGGCGGCGGCCGCCTCGGCATGGCGATCGATGATGCTGTCCAGCCCCTCCGCCTCGACGCGGTCGAGCGCCGCCTGAAGCGCCCAGAGTTCGAGCGGCGATGGCGTGCCCGGCAGTGCGCCGCGACCGGCGTCGAGCCACAGGCGCTTCTGGTCGAGGAGCGACAAGGTCGAGGCGGTCGGCGCATCCGGCCGATCGATGGCCGCCCAGGTGCGGGCACTCACCGCCACGGCCGAGATTCCGGCCGGCCCGGCCAGCGCCTTCTGCGGCCCGACCGCCACCACGTCGGCACCGAGCGAGTCGGCGTCGAAGGCATGGCCGCCCAGCGAGGCGACGGCATCGACGACGGTGAGGAGGCCGCGCTGGCGGGCGAGCGGCAGGATCGCCTCGATCGGATTGCGGATGCCGCTGGCCGATTCCGCGTGGACGACGGCGAGAAGGCCGGCGTCGGGATGGGCGTCGAGCGTCGCCGCCACCGCCCGCAGGCTGACCGGCCGCGCCGGCTCGGCTCTGATCTCGACGACGGCGGCGCCAGCTTTTCGTAGCCAGCGGCCGAACCAGGCGCCATAAGGGCTGGTTACCACGTTGATTGCCTTGACGCCCGGCCGGCCGAGGCTGGCCGCTGCCGCTTCCAGCGCCGTCACCGCCTCGGCCTGCACGAACAGCACGTCGCCCGAGGTGCCGATCAGCCGGGCAAGCCGGTCGCCGAGGCCGGCGACGGCCTCGGCCGGAAAGGGCGGCGGATCAAGAAGGCGAGCGGGATCGAAATCGTTCATGCTCCAGGCTTTCCCTTGAGGCGCGGCACGGCGGCGATCAGCCGGCCGAGGACGGCGGTGGACGGAGCGGCGATCACCTCGGCCGCCGGCCCCTCCTCGACGATGCGGCCGGTCTCCATCACCGCGATGCGGTGCGAGACGGCGCGCACCACGGCAAGATCGTGCGAAACGAACAGGCAGGCAATGCCGCTCTCGCGTTGCAGGCCCACCAAGAGTTCCAGGATGCGGCCGCGCACCGACACGTCGAGCGCCGACACCGCCTCGTCGAGGATGACGAGGCGCGGCCGCACGGCGATGGCGCGGGCGATCGCCACCCGCTGCCGCTGGCCGCCGGAAATGTCGCGGATCGACCGGCCGACCAGCGCCGCCGGCAGGCCGACGCGGTCGACGAGGCGGGCGATCTCGGCGCCGCGCTCGGCCTTCGGCACGACGGCGTGGATGCGCAGGGCATCGGCCAGCACGCCGGCGACGGTGGCGCGCGGATTGAAGGCGGCGAGCGGCTCCTGAAACACCATCTGCATGTGGCGGCGGGCAGCGCGCAGGCGGCCGCCGGATAGCTTCAGCCAGTCGTCGCCCATGAAGGTGATGGAGCCGGCCTCCGGCTCGAGAAGGCGGGTGAGGACGCGCGCCAGCGTCGACTTGCCACAGCCCGAGGCGCCGACCAGGCCGAGCGTCTCGCCGGGCGCGATCTGCAGCGACACGCCGTCAAGCGCCGCGACGCGGCGACCGCCGCTGGCGAAGGTGCGGCGCAGGTCGCGGGCGACGAGCAGCGGCTCTGTCATGGCACGCCTCCGATGAGCGGCGGTGTCGCCAGGTCGATATGTGCGGCGACCAGCGCCGCAGTGGCGGCGGCCTTCGGCGCGGCGACCACCTCGGCGGCCGCCCCCAGTTCGACCAGCCGGCCAGCGGCCATCACGGCGATGCGGTCGGCGATGCCGGAAGCGAGCGCCAGATCGTGCGTCACGAACACCAGCGTCATGCCGTCGGCACGCACCAGTTCCACCAGCAGATCGACGATGGCCGCCTGCACCACCACGTCGAGCGCCGACGTCACCTCGTCGGCGACCAGCAGGCGCGGCCGGGCGGCGATGGCGGCGGCGATGGCCACCCGCTGCCGCTGGCCGCCGGAGAGCTGGTGCGGAAAGGCGCGGGCGATGCGCTCGGGCTCCGGCAGGCGGACGCGGCCGATCAGCCGGACGGCCTCGGCGTCGGCGGCGCGGCGGTCGAGGCCGAGATGGCGGCGGGCGCCCTCGCCCACCTGCTCGCCAATGCGCAGCACCGGATTGAGGCTCGATCCGGGATCCTGGAAGACGCAGCCGATGTCGCGACCGGCGCGCGGCGCCTCGCCGAGGCCCGGCCAGTCGATGTGGCCGGATATTTCCGTCCGTTCGGGCAGCAGGCCGATCAGCGCGCGGGCGAAGGTCGACTTGCCGGAGCCGCTCTCGCCGATGATGGCGAGGATTTCGCCGGCCTCGATCTCCAGTGATAGATCGGCGAGTGCCAGCGCGGCGGCGCCGGGGTAGCGCACCGAAAGACCGGCGATCTCGGCGAGCGCGGTCATGGCCGCCCTCCCCGACCGAGCGCCTCGCCGGCCGCCTCGCTGACCAGATAGACGCCGAGCACCGTGGCGACGAGGCCGATGCCGGGGATCACCGACAGGAAGGGTGCGGAGCGCAACACGTTGCGGCCCTCCGATATCATCGAGCCCCAAGTGACGACGTTGGGGTCGCCGAGGCCAAGGAAAGACAGCGCCGCCTCGGTGAGGATGGCCGCCGCGACGATCACCGCGGCGAGCGCCAGCACCGGCGGCAGGGCGTTGGGCAGGATCTCCTTGAAGGCGATCTCCAAGGGGTGCATGCCGAGCACGCGGGCGGCGGCGACATAGTCGCGCTCGCGGATGCTAAGCACCTCGGCGCGGACGAGGCGGGCCGGCTGCGCCCAGGCGCTGAGCGCGATGGCCAGGATGACGGTGGGAAGCGAGCCGCCGGCCACCGACACGAAGGCCAGCGCCAGCAGGAATCCCGGCACGATCTGAAAGGCGTCGACGACGCGCATCAGCGCTTCGTCGACCAGCCGGCCGGCAAAGCCGGCGACGGTGCCGACCAGCGAGCCGACGATGACGGCTGCCGCCGCCGCCGCGATGCCGACGACCAGCGAGGTGCGGGCGCCGTGCAGCAGGCCGGCCAGCACGTCGCGGCCAAGCCGATCGGTGCCGAGCGGCAGCGCCGGATCGACGAACGGCGGCAGCAGCGCCGGGCCGGCGATGCGTAAAGGGTCGCCGGGAGCGATCCATGGGGCGGCGAGCGCGGCGGCGGCGATGACGGCGAGCAAGGCGACGCCGACGGCGCCGGTAGGGCTCGACAACAGCCGGCGGATGACGCTCATGCCGAGGCCTCCGAGGCGCCGATGCGCGGATCAAGGACGGCATAGAGGATGTCGATCAGAAGGTTGACGAGGATCACCAGCACCGCCGAGGTCAGGATGATGCCGATCAGCAGCGGCGCATCGCGGCCGGCCACCGCCTCCTGCGCCAGCCGCCCGAAGCCGGGAATGGCGAACACGCTCTCGATCACCACCGAACCGCCGAGCATGCTGGCCGATTGCAGGCCGAGCACGGTAATCAGCGGCAGTAGCGCCGCCCGCACCACGTGCCGCCAGACGATGCGGCGGCGGCTGAGGCCCTTGGCGCGCGCCGCCAGCACGAAGTCCTGCCGCCAGACCTCGGCCATCGAGGCGCGCATCACCCTGAGGAACAGGGCGAGATAGATGAAGCCGAGGGCGGCGACCGGCAGCACCAGATGGCGGGCAATGTCGAGGGCCCGGGCAAGGCCGTGCTTACCGGAGGCGATGGTTTCGAGGCCGGCGATCGGCAACCACCTGAGCGCCACCGAGAACACCAGCACCAGCACGAGGCCAAGCCAGAAGCCGGGTACGGCATAGAGCGTCAGCGCGCCGATCGACAGCGCCCGGTCGCGGAACGAGCCCGGACGGCTGCCGGCGACGACGCCGAAGAGCGAGCCGAGGCCGAAGGACAGTGCCGTCGCCAAGCCCATCAGCAGCAGCGTCGCCGGCAGGCGTTCGCGGATGAGGTCGGTGACCGGCCGTTCGAAGGCCACCGACCAGCCGAGATCGAGCCGGCCGAGAGCGGTGACGTAGAGCCAGAGGCGGGACAGCAGCGACTGGTCGAGGCCGTATTGGGCACGCAGCGAAGCGGCCAGCGCGGCGTCGCCGCCGCCGGCCGACAGGAGATAGGCGTCGACGGCGTCGCCCGGCGCCGCTTCGAGCAGCAGGAAGGTGGCAACCACAACGATCAGCAGCACCGGCACGGCGCTGACCGCCCGCCGCCGGATCAAGGACAGGGCGCGATGCACGCTAGAACACTCCCGGCTGCTTTGCCCAAGGACTCCAGGTGGCTGGAACGACACCTTTGAAAGGCTTCCCGACAGGCGAAATCAAGGAAAAATATTCCAGTCCAAGGCTGCCGCCGGCTGGCTCCGTTGCACAGCCGCCGGAAAGCGGCCATCGTCCAGCCTTTCGGATGGAGACGGGCCGACATGATGGACGAGTATAGGGTGAGCGTCGAGGTGCCCTCGGTCGAGGATTATTGCCGCCTGCGCCGGGATGCCGGCCTGACGCCCCGCAGCGAGACGGCGGCGGCGGCCGGACTGCCGAACACGGTGGTGGGCGTGCTGGTCAGGCAGGGCGATCGTGTCGTGGGCATGGGGCGGGCGATGGGCGACGGGCTCTGCTACCAGATCGTTGATATCGCCGTGGAGCCGGCCCATCAGGGGCGCGGCCTCGGCAAGGCGATCGTCGCGCGGCTGATGCAGGAATTGCGGCAAATCGCCCCGGCCGAAGCCTACGTCAGCCTGATCGCCGATGGCGATGCACGGCATCTCTACGCGCAATACGGCTTTGTCCCAACGGCGCCCGCCTCGATCGGCATGGCGCAGTGGATCGGCCAATAAGGATGGAAGCTTTCGGGGCCGGGCGGGGCCGGTCGGAAATGGTGCCGGCGGAGAGGATCGAACTCCCGACCTTCGGTTTACAAAATGTGTTCATCAACCGTACGTTGGAATCGATCTGCGCTGATTATTGGTTCGCGAACAGGCACTTACACGACATCATGAGCGACGGATGCTGATTTTCGATGATCGGCATCCGGTACTCCGACCGGTGTTCGCGAAGGAAATAATCGAATGGCTTCCCTCAATCTCACGGAGTCCCGCATCCGGGAACTCCCCCTCGGCTCCGGCATCTGGCGAGACCAGCAGGTCAAGGGCCTGATGATCATCTGCCATGCCACCACAAAAACCTACTCCGTGCAAGGCGACGTCCGCAGAAACGGTCGCCACGTCCGAACCGTCCGGGTGAAGATCGACCGGGCGGACCGCATCAGCCTGAAGGAGGCCCGCAACCGCGCCCGCGAACTGATGTCGCAGATCCAATCCGGCGTCGATCCCACGGTCAAGCCGAGGGAAAGCACCATCACCATCGCCGAAGCGCTGGAAACCCACCTCGGCGAACGCCCGTTCCGCAAGGCCACCGAGGACAGCTATCGGTACAACGTCGATCACTATCTCGCCCGCCACAGGAACCGGCCGATCGTCGATCTCAGCCGCCCCCTGGTTCGAGAGATCTATGAGAAGCTCCGCACCGGATGCGGCCAGACCACGGCGACCGGCGTCATGCGCGTCCTTCGCGCCATCATCAATACTGCCATGCGCATGGACGAGACGCTCACCGACAATCCGGTTTGCGCCCTGCGCCTGCCGATGCCGCCCGACCGTCAGGTCGAGGCGCTTGACCTTTCGGAATGGTGGGAGACGACGGAGGAGCTTCCACCGATCCGGCGAGACCTCCACCGCGCCATGATGCTGACCGGAGCCCGGCGTGCCTCCATCCTCAACCTGAAGCGGGCCGACGTCGATCTCGACCGCAAGCTCCTGCGCTTCACCCACATGAAGACGGGCGGCCAGATGCTCTTTCCCATGGGCGATTTTCTCGCGGCCATGGTCGAGGAACGGATGCGCGCCGACCGGCCCCTCAACAATCCTTGGCTCTGGCCGTCGCCTCAGAGCGGCACCGGCTGCACCACCGAGCCCAAGGAGAAGCGGCGCGGCCTGCCGAGCCCGCACGAGTACCGGCACCACGCCCGCACCCTCTTCATCGCGGCCGGCGTGCCCTATGCCGAGAGCGCGCTCCTGCTCGGCCAGCGCCTTCCCGGAGCGTCCGGCGGCTACGTCCACGCAGAACACCTCGTCGAGCACCTGCGGCCGCACGCACAGGCGTTGGAAAACAAGGTCGTCGCCGCCCGCACGGCCGGCTTCATCCTGCCGGCCTTTGAAGACGACGACGAGGAGGACGACGATGCCGCGGCCGCTTAAGTCGAACGTTCCACGGCCCAAGCCGCATTCGCCGGTGCCGATCCAAAAGCCTCGGCCGCCAAGGAAGCAAGGACCCGTCACCATCGATGACGTCGAGCTTCTGGTCAGTTGGCTTCTTGAAACCCACCGCTATACGCCTTGGTTCGACACCGAAGCCGCCGCCGCCTACTTGCGGCGCGAGCCGGGCACGCTCAAGGGCTGGAGGTCACGGGGAGAAGGCCCGCGCTTCTACCTCGTCAACGAGCAATTCATTCGATACCACATCGACGATCTCGATGCCTTCGTGCGGGGCGGCCGGCGGCGGGTGCCGAAATGGATGCGCGACAAGGTGAAGGAGGTGGCGATCGGGCCAGCGTTGCCGAGTCCGATTGAAAAAGGCGACTGACTATCTCGATGTAATTCGGCGGTACTGCTCTTCCAGAGATGACGCGGGGACTTGCTCGTGTTCGCTTTCAAGACGCATGTAAGCGGACCAGCGTTGATCGCCGGTCAAAACTTCGAACATCCATCGTATAGCATCCTCGGCCCTCTCAAAATAATGAGACTCAGGCCGATATTGCAGGCGCTCGAGGTCATTCCGCCAGAAGACAGTGACCGGTTCCGTTAGGCTGAATTCTCTCATCTGAAGCTCACGACTCCCATAGATTCCCGTTTGAACTGTATGTGGCTCACATCGTGAGGGAAGATCGCCGCTGTCAAGTCTCCCATAAAGGGCGACCGTAAACGTTGATGTCTCTGCACGCCGATCCGTGATGATTAGACGACGCGCGCTTTTCGAGGAGCCTCACGGCGAAGCGCGTGACCGGGGCGATCCCGGTCCTCCTTAGACAGAAACCCTTTGTCTGAAACCGGTTCGACGGCTCTGCCGTCGACCGCATGGAGGTCCATGCAATGCGTGACACGCCGAAGATCGAGACGGTCGGTGACAGCTTCACCCGCCATCTCAAGGAAACCAACAGCCCTTGGCTCAACACCGAGACGGCAGCAGCCTATCTCTCCTGCACGTCCGGTACGCTCCGCTCATGGCGGGCGCGGGGTCAGGGACCGCGCTATCGCGTCATCCACGACAAGATCGTCCGCTACCACATCGACGACCTCAACGCCTTTGTGCTCGGGGAGGACGGTCGATGAGCGATTTTCTCAATGAAGAAGGGCGCGCCGAGGGGATCGGCGCGCCCGCGATGAGCTTGGGGAAGACCGTCGAGTTCGACATCGACAAGACTGAAGATGCCACTCTGGCAGCCTCGGAAACGCCGTCGAAGCACGACCCCGACGCCCTGAAGGCCCACATCGCAGCCGGCCATGACCTGATCCCGATCGACGGCAAGCGGCCGGTCGAGCGGGGTTGGCGGCGTACCGTTCCCCTGTCGCTCGAAAAGGCCAAGGCTCGTTTGATGGCCGACGCCAACGTCGGCGTTCGCCTGCGCGATATCGACTTGGTGATCGACGTCGACCCGAGGAACTTCGCCGAGGGCGATGACCCGCTCGCAAGGCTGATCGCCGACTTCGCCCTGCCGGTCTCGCCCTTCGTGCTGACGGGCGGCGGCGGTCGGCACCTCTACATGAGGAAGCCGGCTGACGTTTTGATCGTCCACGGCCTGCCGGAATACCCCGGCGTCGAGTTCGCCACAACGGGGCGGTTCGTGGTGGCGGCCGGCTCGGTGCATCCGAACGGCAAGCCGTACCGCCTCGACGACGACGCGCTTGCTCTGTTTCTGTCGGAAGCGCCCGAGGCGACCACGGCGCTGCTGGAGGCCATCCGGCGGCCTTCCGGGGCGGCATTGAGCGACGTCTACGGCGATGTCACGCCCGAACAATTGGAAAAGCTGCTCTCCGGTCTCGACGTCGCCCCCTACAACCGCCGGCACGACGACTGGATGCGGATCATGATGGCGGCGCACTACGGCACGGGCGGGGCCGGCGTCGACCCGTTCGTCGCCTGGTCGCTCGGCGACCCCACCTACGCCGACGACGAGGAGGTCATCCGCCGCAAGTGGCGCTCGCTCGCTATGAAGCCGAACGGCGTCAAGCTCGGCACGCTCCTGAAGGCGCTCTCCGACGCCGGCAAGGGCGGGCTCATCGAGGAGGTGCTGCGCGCTCCCGCGTGCGAGGATTTCCCCGACGACATCGCGCTGCCTGCATTGAAGGCCGAGCCGACGTTCATGACGGTGAAGGGCGTCATCGTCGCCAACTACCGCAACACCCAGCGCGCCGTGGAGGCTGGCGGTTTCGGAGTCGGCTACGACGAGCTGGCGCAGCGCTATTGCCTTAGGGCCGAGCGCTTGCCCTGGACTGTCGACATCGGCCGCGAGGTCAACGACGACCTGATCCGCATCATTCGCGAGTGGATCATGGAGCAGTTCGGCTTCGAGCCCAAGCGCGAGGATGTCTCCGACGTCCTGTTCGCCCTTGCCACCAAGAACACCTTCAACCCGGTGGTCGAGTACCTGGACGGCCTGACGTGGGACGGCGTGCCCCGCGTCGACCGCCTGTTTCCATCCTACTTCGGATCGGCGGACGGCGCCTATGAGCGCGCGGTCGGCCGCAAGCTGATGCTGGCGGCAGTGAGGCGGATGCGTTGCCCCGGCGCCAAGTTCGACATGGTACCGATCATCGAGGGAAAGCAGGGCTCGGGGAAGACCTCGGCGCTGCGAGTCCTCGGTCGCGACTGGCACTCCGACGCCGAGCTTGGCCGCGTCGACGGCAAGGACTCGGCGGCGGCGCTGCACGGCGTCTGGATCATGGAGTTGGGCGAGCTCACCGCCATGAACAAGGCCGAGGTCGACCACCTCAAGGCGTTCGTCACCCGCACTGAGGACCGCTATCGCCCACCCTACGGCAAGACGGTGAAGACCTATCCCCGTCGCTGCGTTTTCGTCGGCACCACCAACAGCGGCTCCTACCTGCGCGACCACACCGGCAACCGGCGCTACCTGCCAGTGGCTACCGGCGACATCGATCTCGAAGCACTGAAGCGGGACCGCGACCAGCTCTGGGCCGAGGCGAGCCGCCTGGAGGCGACGGGCGAGACCCTGGCGCTGCCGCAGACCCTCTGGGCCGACGCGGCGGAAAAGCAGGGCGACCGCATGATCGACGACCCGTGGCTCGACAGGCTCCGCGCCTATGTCGAGTGCCGGCCCGACAAGACGCGGTTCCTGTCCGAGGAGCTGCTGGAGCAGGCGGTAGAGGTGCCGTGCAGCCGTCGCAACCAGAACGACGCCAAGCGCGTCTCGATGCTGATGGCCAAGCTCGGCTGGCGGCACAAGACCAACCTCAGGGACGGTCAGAGGTCGGGTACGGGCTACGTCTCGCCCGTCGACCCGACCTTCTGAGCGTCGGCGCTGCATGTGGCGCGGTATCTTCCAGGTCGGGATACCGCACCGCAACGCTCTGTTCCGACTGCGCAATTCCGTCTGCTGTATCTGTTGTATCTTATCTATATAAATCATCATCGAATAGGGAAAGGCATAGGGGCAGCGGCGGCAGCGTATAGACTGTCCGGTAAGTGTCGGAGCTCCGAGATATACCGAGATACAGCGGCAAATGCTTGGAAGACGGTGCCGGAGGCGCGCGCCTCGCAGACCACGCAGTCCTCGCGCGTGCGAGGCAGCCAATCAGCCGGCCAAGGGCGATGCCGGCAGAGCCACGGCGGCGCATAGGTTAGCGGCAGGGCGCTCGACGGCGGCGTCGCGATGGCGAGCAAGGCCGAAATCACCGAAGGCATCGACGGCAGGCGTAAGAGCCGACGTGGGGGTGCTAGGCGACAGAGCATTGAACTTGTGATTGGGTGGAGCAAGCCCAAAAGGCGAGCCGGTGCAAGGGCATGGATGACAGCGGCACCGAAAGCACAGGGCCAGGCACCGACAAGGGGCGGATGTTCAGCCGCCGGAGGGCCTTTCGGGCAAAGCAACCTACTTCCATCGGTGGACAGACCGGCGTCCTGGGGCGTCCGTGTGCCTCACGGCCCATCCTTAATGACGTTTCTCGATCACTTCTAAGGAAAATTGTTAGGAAAAACCAATGAAGCTCAAGATCTGAAGGTACTGTTCAATCTCCGATCTCAGGTGCGCTGCCTGAATCTGGCAAAGACAATGACTTTCCCCTCATAAAAGGAGGCAGGTGATCCAATTTATATTTCTCCATTGACGAAAGCCTTGCCTTCTCAAGCTCTTTTAGTGCTTGACGAGCCGAAACCTCTTGCTTCTCAGTAAGAGGCGTCGTCAACATGGGGCCGAAACGGTTCATCGCTTCGCGTTCTACGCCTGAAAAAGAAAAATCATTTTCCCATCCATTTGATAAAACGTACCCAATCACTTTCATGCATCCTGGAGGAAGTTGTCTGCCTTTTCTGAATTGGCTGTAGAGCCACAGCACAACATCTGCGACCTGAATTCCAGGGCTATTGGAATCCTCGGAAATTTCAAATTCGCTGCCAACGACTTTTTGGAAGCGATAAGTTTCTCCTGCCCATTTCAATTCATCCGGTGCAGCTGTCGAGAACATCTCGTGCCACGCAGCGAGTGTTTTTCCAAATTCACTCTGTTGGTCATGTCTGATTTTTGCGACGCGTCTTTTACTTTCACTGGAAATCTTCTCAAGTCCGTCAAGCAGATTGGCGAACGCAACTAGGTTCGGTAGATGGCCTTGTCTAGTTGACTTGCGGTCGGTGTGAATCTGGATTGTCTCGGGGTGCTCCCTCGCCCACCTCAACCCATCTCCGAGTATTTCTCTTGATCTTGCGTCTGGCACCCGATCTAAATTTGCAAGCAATCCATCACAAACACTCGGCAGCATTGCGATTGCTTTTTCCTCTTTTGGTTCAAGGATAGACCGCCAGAAAAGCTTTGCAGTATCCATATCGACCGTTGAGGCAAGCTTAAATGCAAGAATTAGCCGCATCGGGCGCAGATTGTAATGATGCCATGCGACCGCAGCATTTTCTCCGGAATCAAAGATGGCGTCAAATATCTTCGTACACAGTAGATACTTCTTCTCGACGCGCGATACGAAAAATCTTGCCTGTGACCGCACAAGAATGCTGGCAAAGTCCTCTGAAAGAATCTCCAAGCGCCCGATGCCAAGGTTTTGTGCGTGAAGCGAATTGCTCTGAAATCTCTGCGCAAGAGCCGATACCTGCGCGCCACACACTGCATCGAAATCGCCCTTTGTAATTAGCGATGCAGTAAAGAAATCAGGTTGCGTGTCGTCGAATAAATTGTGACCAGTATTGCCCGTTTCGTCAACAAACGCAAAAAGTGGTATCTTTGAATGGCCCATCAGCCCCCGTAGGATTGGAATTATTACGCAGTTTAACTCTCAATTGTTGGTATGTGAATCAGGGCAATTTCTATATTCTCCAGTAGAACTTAAATTGGAACCCACCAATGGGCAAGTTGGGAAATGCAACCAGAGCAATTCGCTGTCCCGCCATGGACAGGCGTTGGTCGCCTGCCATCGAGGCGAAGGTGCTCGACATCGTGTCGCGCACCGGATCGCCGAAGCGCGCCTCTGAGGCGGTCGGAGTGTCCGTCGCCACCATCCACGACCACCGCAGGCGCGATGCCGACTTCGGTGCGCGCTACGGTGCCGCCATGGACACGGCGTTTCATGAGATTTTGGGCAAGGCGTTCGAGCGGTCTCTTGCCGAAGAGGAGCCTTCGGACCGGCTGATTGAGGTCCTGCTCAAGTTCCGATGGCCCGAGCGGCTGAACGGCTTCCTCGCCTTTACAGCCGAGGGCGGTTCGGCCGCCGCAGCGCCTGCTGGTCTCGATCCCCGCGTCATCGCACGGATGGAGCCGATCGACCGCGCTGCCTTGATTGACTTGCTTGGCAAGTATCTGGTCGTCGAGGTGGAGGCCAAGGCCGATGGCGCGCTCGTCCCAATCAACTGAAGCCGTGCAGCAGATGCTGCGCGACCTTATGGCCGCCGAGGCCCTGACCGGCACGCTCGCCGCCACCGCGCCGAGGACGATTGCCGAGGCCGGCGGGGCGCAGGCGCTCGTCGCCACTCGCGGCCATCCGACCGGGGCGTGGTTCTGGTCGATTTCACCCGTTCCGGTCGATCTGTGGGAGCGCATGGCCGACGAGCATCAAGCGGAACACCGATCAAACGTGGGAGATGACGACGAGTGACGTTGCAAAATAACACCACTCGTCAGCACAATGAGTCATTCAGCGTTTCTTCGCGCTTTGGCCTCGCGGTCGGTTACGACCGCCAATCCCTCCCGGCGCATTTTCGAGCGATACCAGGCGATTGACTCCGGCGAGGTCGCTCCGTGCGGGAATTTTTCGCGGACCTTCTCCAAAACCTCCTTATTTGTCAGTCCGTTCTCAATGAGCTTGCGGGCATAGCTGCCGATCGAGTTTCCCCAATGGACGTCCAGCAGATAGGAGTTGATGGCCTCCCTTGCGGCATCCGAAAGGTTGACTCCGAGGTCTTCGGCGACCTCTTCCAGCCCCTGATACTGATCCTCTCTGATGCTAACTGAGATTCGTCGCATCATTTTGCCGCTTGACGCATCAGTGTCACTCATGCTTACCTCCGTCTCACGCTGACGCCATGTGGTGCAGTGTGATGCAGTATAGCAAGCAGGCGAGAAAGGGACAAGCCATGCAGGTCGAGATGCGTTTGCTGGGAATCATGACCGCCGAGGATGGCGAGGATCTGCCGGGTCACAAGCACATCCGCGAGATCACCATCGACATGGGGGCGCTGTTCGAGGTCACGATCAACGATGAGACGATGGGGCACCGGATCGAGGTGCCGATCACCAAGAAGGTTCTGACGAAGAAGTTCATGGAGGCGACCAGCACCCTGATCAACTCCGCAGCGGGCATTCAGATAGGCGAAGTCACGCTTAATTCCTTCACCGCCCTTCTCAAGCGCACCGGAAATTATGGAGGGCTGCTCATCTCCGAAGATGCGCCGCCCGAGGTTTTGGCGACGCTTCGCGAAGCCGGCGTCAATACCAGCGTGCCGGCGATGCCTGCGGGTTCGACCCACTGATGGAAACGTTGGCTCCTCGACCTCCGCGAACGCCGCATCGTGACGCTGTCTACGGGCCGACCGATGGGCCGGCCCGGTCACCGCGCTGGCGGTGGACGCTCATGCGGGCTGTGTCCCGCGCCGTGGTCATCCGACCTCGTGGGGCGTGACGCGCCACGACGAAGGAGAACAACCATGGCAAAGTTGAAGCCCAAGCCCACCCTGACGAAGCCTTGGCGATCGGTGACCGATCTGCGGGCGTCGCTCTCGCGGGCACGGGAGCTCGGCGAGCAGCACACGCGGCTGATCGCCGACATGAACGGCCGCGTGGAAACCCGCCGCAAAGAGCTGGACTCCACGCTGTCCGATCTCGCCCCCGCCCATCGCATGCAGGTCGTCTCTCGCGCGGTCGGCGGACTGCGCGCCGAACTGAAGCGGGCGAGCCTCGACGACCGGGTCGCCCGGCTTCGAAATCTCGACGCCGTCAAGCGCGAGGTCGCCGACGCGAAGGCGCACTATAGTTCCAGCATTCAGATGATCATGCGCGAAGGGCTGGGCAGCGAGCGCCGCTCCCGCCTGATGCAGCAGATCGAGCACTCCGGCGACGTCGAGCTTTCGAGCCTCGCTGCGCTCGCGGCATCCACCAAGGACCGCGAGCTTGCCGCCGTGCTGGTGGCGCGGGTCAACCGCATGCCCCACGCCGAGCGGCCGTTCTCGCCGCAGGAGCTCGCCGACCGGATCGTCGGTGACGAGTACCGCGCCGTCCAGGCGGCGATCCTCGAGGTCGAGGACATCGCCGACCGGGCCATGATCGAGGACCGCGCCTTCGAGACCGGTCGCAATCCGGCAGAGCGCACCATCGGCCTCGCCCTGCGGGCGCGCGACCGCGCCGAGCTGGGCGTCACCGACGACGCCCTCGACACCCTTGCCGATCAGGAGGACTGAGCCATGGCCACCTTTGCCTTCTTTCCCGCCCGCGAGGAGCAGCGCCGCGGCGACGGGCTGAACTTCGCCGTCGCGGTCGGGGCGACCGCCTCGGCGGCGCGCGTCGTGGCCGAGACCCTGCTCGGCGAGCCGAACGCGCTCGTCGGCTGGACCTCGGTCGACCTCACCAGTTCTCCGGCCGCCTTTGTGCACGGCCTGCCGGTCGGCGCGCGGGCGCAATCGATCTGGCCGAACCTCGACCGCGGCGGCAGCTATCTGAAGGGGGCATGACCATGGCGAACCGTGAGCAGCCCATCCGCGACGCTCTGGCCGGCGTGTTCTCCACCACGCCGCTGACGCTGCACATCTATCTCGGCGGCACGCCGGAGACCTTCGGCGCGCACGCCCGCTTCATGATGGAGTGGCACCTGCGCACGCTCGGCTATCGGGAATGCACCGTCGATCCGAGCGGCGGCCTGCCGCAGCGGGTGCATTGGCGCCGCTCTCAGGCGGAGCGCGACCTCTGGCCGGAGGACATGCCGTTCATGGAGCCGGACGCCGATTGCGATCCGATCTTCGAAGCGGTCATGCGCCGCGTCGCCGAGGCCGAGCTGCGCCGCGTGGGAAAGTACGCCGATGAGCTTTGACAACTTCGCCAAGCGCATCGACCGCATCGCCGTGCGGGTCGAGGGCAACGTCGAGCGGGCGGTGAAGGACTGCGCCAGTGCCGTCCTCCGCTCGGTCGTCGAGAACACGCCGGTCGACACCGGCTATGCCCGCTCGAACTGGACGCCGGAGCTGGACCGCGCCTTCGAGGGGTTGTTTCCGGCGCGGGTGCCGGGCGAGAGAGGATCGACGGCGGAGGAGAACGCCGCCGCGACCATAGAGGCCGGCACGCCCACCATCGAGGCGTTCAACATCGCCGCCAACCGCGAAATCCACATCACCAACAACGCGCCGCACATCCAGCCGCTGAACGACGGGCACTCGAAGCAGGCGCCGGCCGGCTTCGTCCAGACGGCAGTGCTGGAGGGACTGGCGACGGTTAAGGGCGCGAGGATCGTCGAGGACTGATCAGTCCTCGATCTCGGCGGCCTCGATCAGGTCGAGCCGGTCGTCGCCGGCGTCGGTCACGAACTTCACCTCGGCCATGTGGTGGGTGACGATGCCGGACGGCTTCGTCCGATAGGACATCAGCCGGAACGTCGCCGGCTCTCCGAGGATCGCGAAGAGGCGGCGGCGCATGTCGTCGATCGGCGTTCCTTCGCCAACCGCGATCACGGCGTAGTAGGTCTTGGCGGCGGTCATTCTCTGTCTCCTGATCTGCACTCCCTCCATCGTGTCGCGTTTCCGAGCCGCCGCGAGCCCCCTGATCCGACAAAGATTTCCGCCTCCGACCGGCTCGCGAAGCCCTGCAACCGCGACATGCTGGCTTCCATCGGCATTCCGCCGTTGGAGGGTTTTCCATGTCGCATCAGAGAGAGCTGCCGCTGGTGAGGCGGCGCATCGAGGCGCTGCTGTTGAAGACGGTGGCCAACGGCTGCACGGCCGGCGAGGCCGCGGCGGCGTTCGAGAAGGCCGAGGAGCTTGTCGACAAGTACGGCATCGATCCGGATGAGTTCCGGTGGCCGCCGAGGCCTTCGACGAGCTTCGGCTCGGCCTCATCAGGCCCGGCCGCATCGAAGCCGCCACGGGCCGCCGCATCGGGCCGGGGCAAGGGCGTCGGGCGCACCGCCGAGGCGCTGATCGTCGAGCATCCCGACTGGACCTATTCGGCCATCGCCGCTGAGGTCAACCGGCTGGTCGAGGGCGCCCACGCGAGCGAGAAGTCGGTCAGGTGGTACGCGAGCAAGATGAGGAGGCGGGGTGAGGCCGTCCCGCTCAGGCGGCGGGCGGGTAGTCGCCGGCCAGAAGCCGACGCCGGATGACCTTTCGGACGCGGTGCCACTTGCCCTGCTCGAAGCTCAGGCTCCGATACCAGGCGGCGTGCTCCTCCATGAACGCCCACTCCTCCGGGTCGTCGGGGTGGTCCCGCATCACCGCGTCGGCCATGGCCTCGATCTCCGCGCGCGGGACGAGGCGCGGCAGGATCGACACCTCGACCACGACCGAGCCGATGCCGAGCACGATGGGCGAGGCCGCCACCGCGATCACCAGCCATTTCAGCGCGAGCAGGAGCCAATCCAAGCGGTTCATCCATGATAAGAACAAATCGTTCTTATCATGGATAACATATCGTTCGTGGACGTGAAGCGGCCTGTCGGAACATTTTGTTCCTATGTTGCCGTTCGCGTCGAATCTGCGCCGTAGGGCTGAGGAGCTCGGAATATCTAACGCTGAGGTCGCGCGCCGCGTTGGTCTCAGCGAGCGTCGTTATGCGAACTATGTCAGTGGCAAGCGAGAACCGGACTTAGCGACGCTTGTCAAAATTGCAGAGGTTCTTGGCACGTCACCGAACTCACTGCTTGTTGCTCCAGCAACAGATGAGAGTTTATCTGCCAAAGAGCTTCTGCAAGATAGGTTGAGGATCGCTGCAAGCCGCATGGACGAGCGGTCACTGGAAATAACCGTCGTCCAGGCAGAGGCGGTCGCGTCGCTGGATAAATAGGGAAGTGGGATTTGATCAAAGCGCCATTTGGCTAAACCTCGCCTCGGTCCTCCTCAATCGCTTCATCCGCCGCCTCAGCAAGAACCTTGGGAAGGGCACGAAGAGGCTTACCGGCAAAATGATCTTCGATCCTGCCCAGAACAGCGGCGGAATCAGGCCCGCCGCCGGTCAACCGTGCTGCGTAACCTCTGCCGGGATGTAGTACATCCCATGGAGAACGCTTTTGGTTCAACCGCCCCTTGCCCGGATCGTTGATCCCGAATCCTTCAACGGCGACATTCCACAACGGCTTGAACGTTTCGATCAAAATGTTCTCGCCGAGCGGTATCCAAATGTCGTCAAGGACGATGTAGCGGAAAACGAAGTCTTCAATCTTGAGGTTTTCGGTCGCGCGGATCGATTCCGCATGCTTCCTCAGTCGTGATCCAAGTGCCGTACCTGCGGTAGCGGTGTCGCGGGTGATGCCGCCCTTTCGTCCGCCTTTGGGAATCGCTTTGCCGACATAGATAGGCCGTTCCCAGCTTTCCGCGTTCGCTGAAGCAATCGGCGTGTAAGCAGCGAAGTCACCCTTATAGTAGAGGACATATACGCCCGCGCCTGAGACTAATTCCGCTGTGCCCAGAGGCAGGACATCACGCGAGAGAACCTCAATCTCAATGCTTCGGGCGAGATTTATTTTGTCGAGTGGGTTGTATGGCCCCTTGGTCAATCCTGTTCTCCAAGTGACGCATCACGTCTTGTGCGACGATCCGCGCTAGATCTACAGGGACAGCATTGCCAAGCTGACGCATCGCCTCAGTCCACGATCCGTGAAACAAGAAGTTGTCTGGGAATGTTTGAAGCCTAGCGCTCTCCCTCACGGAAAAATAGCGGACTGAACCGTCTGGTTTCAAGAGCATATTCTCACCGCCAGGAACTCCGTGGACACCAGCCTTGAGCGTCTTCGCTGGTTCGTCAAGCGGACTGCCAGTATGCCCAGTATATGAACGTGCTCCGGCCTGAAAACGATGGTTGAGGTAGCGTTTTGCCGAGGCAGGGTTATGCTCGGGGTCCGGCAACCCCATCAACGCATCCCGAACAGTTACCCACGGCTTTGTCTCAGGCCGCTCTGTAAAGCGCCACGCTCGCGCACGAGTCCTTTCAGAAAAGGCACGATCCTTCCAATATACACTGTGTCGTTCCCAATAAGCATTGTCTCGGTACTGCTCCCATGCAAGCGCTTCCGCTGAATGGGTTTCCCGAGGGAAGCTCCACGCGATCTCAAGATCGCTGCGAAACCCCACGAAGAATACACGCTCGCGCCGCTGGGGAACACCATAGTCGGCGGCGTTCGCGAGATGGATGATGACGTTATACGTCAGACCCTCACAGCTACCGCTTGTTTCATGCTGTTCAAGCCGAGCAAGGTGGTCGCTCCACGCCTCCCCATGCCGCATCACCACCTCCGGGTGCATCATCTGAAGGCGAATATACTCGACATAATTACGGAATGTTTGGCGAGTCAGACCCTTTACGTTCTCGAATATGAATGCCTTGGGTTTGGCCTCCCGAAGAGCCCGCACGGCTTGAGGGAACATATCTCTGGCATCGTCATAAGCCCGATGCTTGCCACCGATCGAGAAGGGTTGGCAGGGCGGTCCACCGGTGACGAGTTGAACGGTCCCCTCATGTCGCGAGAAGTCGATCTTGCGAACATCCCCTTGCGTCAACGGCCATGTGCGCACTGGCTCAATGCCACGTTCACGGTTCTCCCTGAGCGTGTCGCAGCAATATGCGTCCCACTCGACGACCTCGATCGGATGGAAGCCTGCTAAAGAGACGCCCATTCCCAACCCGCCGGCGCCGGCAAATAGCTCTATGGACTTCATGGCAACGTCAGAGCCTCCCGCAAGGCTGATTCGAGTTCATCCATTTTGCCAGTTTGGCACTCCCAAATAACCAAGACTTTCCATCCCATGGTCTCTAGGCGCCTTCGATTCTCCACGTCGCGAGAAAAGTTCCCCTCCAACTTTGGCAACCAGAAGTCGAGGCGTGATTTAGGTAGACGCGCCAACCTGCACTCGGGGTCTGGATGGCGGTGCCAAAAACACCCGTGCACGAAGATCGCCACCTTACGGCTGCGGAACACTATGTCTGGTCGCCCTGGTAAGTCGCGTGCGTGCAGACGATAGCGATAGCCGAGACGGTGCAGGAGTCGCCGCACAACCATCTCCGGGCCTGTATCGCGGCCCTTAATGCGCCCCATGCGCTCGCTGCGCTGTTCGGGTGTCAGGCTATCCATGCCGCCTTCCGATCGCTTTCACTCCTCCACGGTTTCCCGCTCTGTCTCTTGGTCCACCGGCTCGGTGTATCCTTCGTTACCCTCCGCAATCCCAGTTAGGTATTTCTCCTACGTCTTCTTCAGATACTTGAGGGAACTTTCTCTATCGACGTTCGCCTGGAGGTGCTCCTGGACAAACTTCATCCGAGACTTGCACTCGGCAATCACCTCCGCCCACGTCTTGACCCAGACCTCGATACCCCCGTCTTCAGACTGGAAAACTTGCCCCCTGGCCTTGCCCTTCTGCCTGGTCTGGATGCTGGCATATGAGTCCAAGTCATTGGATAGTACCCAAAAGCTCCACCGTTCGCGACTGGCGATCAGCTTGGAAGGGTCGAGGCGCTCTCCCTCGACGAATATGCCCACATCGGAATAGTCGGTCAGATAGAGCGCGAACACCTCGGACAGGGACTGGACCGCGTATTGAGGATCGAGCGAGCGGTAGCTCCTGTCGAGTTCCGTGATGCGCACCTCCACGCCGGTCCCCAGAGCGCCGTCGACTTCCTTTGGCTGGGTGACGCGCACGTCCACGAGGTCGTCCCGAAGCACCGTGATCTTGTAACCGAATAGCTTTCCATCTTCGCGGTAGCGGACGGCCCAATCGGCCACTCGGCCTAGGGCAAGCGCCTTGAAGCGTCCCTTGCCCTCCTTGCCATGCAGGATGCGGCCCTTGGGTCTTGGAGCGGCTGCCGTGTGCCTTCCATGAACCCCCGAGTTTACCGAAGACAGCCTCTACGTCCGGATGGGGGATGCCATGACCATTGTCCCGAACGGTCACCGAACGCATGGCGATGTCGTCGGTCTCGATCTCCAAATCTATCCGAGTGGCATCGGGATCCGCAGAGTTCCAGATCAGCTCGGCCACGGCCTGGCTCGGCTTCGCGCTCGCGAGCTTCTTTAGGTGGTCTCCCTCGACCCGGACCCTGTAGTGCGCATCCGACATTTTCCCGTCCCTTGCCGGATAATATAGAACAAAATGAGAACCCGCGCCACGCCAAAATCGCCTTTGGCGGTCTCGGCGGGAAGGTTATGGTGCCGGATGAGGGGATCGAACCCCCGACCTTCGGTTTACAAAACCGCTGCACTACCGCTGTGCTAATCCGGCCCTCGGACACCGAGACTTCGGTGCCTATTCGGTACTTACGCAGACCGCGCGCCGCCTAAGCGCATGATCCGATTCGCCTTCTCGCCTCCCGACCTTCGGTTTACAAAACCGCTGCACTACCGCTGTGCTACGCCGGCGCGGAATTCCGAATAGCCGATGGCAAGGAGAGGCGCAACCCTGAGGCGGGGAAGGATCAGTCCGCGGCGATCGCCTTCCTCACCATGTAGAGCGATAGCACGGCGGCGTTGGAGACGTTGAGGCTCTTGATTTCGCCGGGCATGTCGATGCGGGCGAGCACATCGCAGAGTTCGCGCGTGCGCTGGCGCAGACCCTTGCCCTCAGCGCCGAGCACCAGGCAGACCGGAGCAACGAGACACGCCTCGTCGAGCGGCACCGGCGCCTCCGAATCGAGTCCCACCACCGTGAAGCCGGCTGCCTTCATCTCCTCCAGCGTGTCGCCGAGATTGCGGACCGTCGTCACCGGCACCACGTCGAGGGCGCCCGACGCGGATTTCGCCAGCACGCCGGATTCGGCGGCGCTGTGGCGCGTCGTGGTCAGCACGGCATCGACGGCGAAGGCGGTGGCCGAGCGCAGGATGGCGCCGACATTGTGAGGGTCGGTCACCTGATCGAGGGCGAGCACCAGCCGGGCGCCCGAAAGCTCCAGCGTGGTCAGCGGCTTCAGCGGCTCGACTTCCAGCGCGCAGCCCTGATGCACGGCTTCCGAACCGAGGAGCTTGTCGAGAACATATGGCGACGCCTCCTCGACGGCGATCGGCAACTTGCCTTCGGGGAAGCGCTCGGCAAGCCGGGCCGTGGCGTTGCGGGTGGCGAGGAGGCGCAGGGTGGTACGGCGCGGGTTCTTCAGCGCGAATTCCACCGTGTGCAGGCCATAGAGCCAGAGCGCCTCGCCGGCCTCTCGCTCGCGTTTGGGGCGGGGTCGAAAATCGCGCGGACCGAACTTGCCGGCCGGCCGGCCGTGCGGGCGGCTGGGGCGCTGGCCGGGACGCTTTGGGAAGGAGGTTTCGTCGGACATGCGGCGCTTATAGCCGCCGCAACCCGCCGGCGC